ATTATTATTAGGTAGAGCATATCACATTACATTTTACATAGTCATCGACTATCTACGATTAGCGTTTTGTTGTCCTAAAGCAGCTTGTGATTCTCTAACTAAAGCTTCATCTGCACGTACTTTATTTCTAGCACTTTTGTTGCTTGTTTTAATTTCTAAATCAAAGCTTTTAACTGAATCAGTAAACTCTTCTAAGTTTACGTTATCAAACCAATCACCTAAATTACCTTCTTTGGCTGCTTCTAATACTTGTGGGTCATCTGCTAATGCTTTTTCTATAGCAGAAGGAGATACCTCACTACCACCAGCATTTTTAACAGCAGTAAACACAGCATCAGTAAATTTAGTAAAGTCACCATCACCAATGTCAGAATATGCATCATTACCAATTGCACTTTTTAAATAACCTAATGCAATTTGACCAATTGTTTTACGGTCTTCAATGGGAACAGGAGGTCTATAAGGATTATCTTCCCTAGTGTAACCAAGCTGTGCTTGTTGCTCTGCAAGAAGAGTTTCTAATGCTGCTTGATTTTGTGATATTTCACGATTAGCAACAATATCATTATTAAATATTGTATTAGCACCATCAATTAAATTTCCAGCTCTTTCAAATCCAAGTACAGAAGAAAGATTACCAATACTTTGTTGTTGTACTTGTTCACGAGTTTGAACATCAGACCAAGGAAATTGCTGAATTTCATTAAATATTGGAGCATATTGTCTTGCAGTAGCTTCATCTAATGTTGGGTTAATTGTTAACTTACCAGTAGTTTCATCAATAACTAACGCATTTCTAAACTGAGAAGGAGTATTTTTTAATATGTCATCAGACAACTTAGAATTTTTTTGAATACTTTGATGTCGTTGTTGCATACCACCAAGCACTGCATTTTGATATTGCTTTTCTGCATTACTAATTTCTTTGGTTTTTTTAGCATTTTTTACACCTGTTAATGCTCTACCACCACCAAATGTTAAATCACTCGCAGTTTCTTCTGCTAAATCTAATTGGTCATTAGCAATAAGTTTTTCTATAGCATCAAAAGTAAATCTGTCATCTTCTGCAACTTGTGTGTCATACACTGTTTTATTAGTGTCAGCTTGACTTTGTAATGCATCACGAACTTGTCTAGTCATTTCAGGATTTTTAAGAGATAAACTATCTAAAAAACCATTTCTTTGTGCTTCTCTAGCTGAACCCATTGTAGTAAGTTGCTCTACTTGGTTTAATGCAGCATTAAGTTGTTCAGCATCCATTTTACGAGCTGCTGTATTAGCCATATCTTGAAAACCACTAAGACCTTGGTTAACATTACCAACAGCATTTTGAAACATTCTACTAGAATCTGATTGATTTGCACCTTGCACAGTACGCCATGTAATTGCAGACATAAGATTAACCTCCTACTTTACCTGAAACACTATTTTTAGCCATAAACTCAGCAACTGCTTTTTCGTTTGCTTCGCCAGTAATTCCTTGACTACGTAAACGGCTTCCTTGTCGTGTTCTTAAACGTTCATTAGTAACATTTGCTTGGTTGTTTAAGTTAGTTTTAGCTAAACCACTTTGTAATTTAAAATTATCTTTTGCTAAACCAAGACCTTGCATACCAGCATACAAACTAAATAAGTTTTGAGCTGCTCCAATACCGTTAGATATTTTTCCAAAATTCTCACTGTCTAAAAAATCAAACATACCGCCAGCTTCAGCATTTACATTTGCATTAACATTAAAAGCATTGTTACCAAAATCTTCACCTAAAATACCACTTATTTGGCTACTAGGGTCAAACATTGAAAGAGAGTCAACTCCTTGCATACCACCAAGGTTAAAACCTCCACCAGCTCCTGTTTGACCTATATTATTCATGTTATTAAACATGTCAGCAAAATTAGGTACTGGTGTATTAAAATTATTCATTCCGCCTAAGTTGGTATTATTTGGCATTTGAAAAGCACTTATGCTCATGGTTGAATCCTCGTTATGTGGTAACTATTAAACTTAATGCATTGTCGTAATAGTAATCTATTACGTCTAATGAAGCTAATCCAATATTAGGTGTTAGTGTTCTGGAATAAAAATTATCAGGACTTTCTGGTTTATATAAAGGTGGTGTTAACCAATTAGTGTCAACACCTACATCTAGTAAACCAAATTGTTCATTTACTTTGTCTATTTCTTGTTGAAGTTTGTCAGCTTCTTCCATAATGTCTTTGGTTTTTTGACCTAATTCATTTATTTGCTCACCTATTTCAACATTTATTTCTCCAGCTAGTGCTGTTGCTATTTGAAGCATTTCTACTGCTGTTGGCATTGAAGCACTTAAATTAAGAATTTCAAACGTTTGTCCTCCACTAATTAGTGTAGCAACTACTGCAAGTATTGCTGCTGCTTCTACTCCAATAATATCTACTAATATACTAAAAATAATACTAAGAGCTTCTCCTAGTAAAAAATTAACAATAATACTTTCAATAATTAATAAAGCTACTTCACTTACTACTAAATCAAAAGTTAATAATGCAGGGTTGGCGGTTACTATAGCTACAACAAATAACGCTATTCTTAATAATTTAAAAAAACTTGCTTTTTGATACCATTTTATTTTTGTTACTTTTAAAGCATAAACAACTAATATTAACGAACCAAAAGCTACATCATTTGCTTCTCTGTTACTTAACGTTTGTAACGTTCTAAATGATACTGGAATATAAAAACCATCTTTAGGTGCATCAGCATTTACAATAAAAGAATCCCATAGAGTATTAACTACTACTTTATTTCTTATTACATCGTTTTGTATGTATATACCTGATACTGTTATTTTAACAGCAGTTTGAGCTACATCATCATACTTATAGTAATGTAATTCAGATGATGAATAAAAATCTTCATTTGTAGCAGGTGGGTCATTTCTTAATAAACCACTTTGTCTGTAAACTTTGTCGTTAAAACGTCCACCAGTTCCTACAGCATCCCAAGGAACATCTTCAATAGTAATATAATTCCAATATAAAGCTTGAAGCAATTCAGAGTCTCTTATATGTATTACATTAAATTCTGGGCCAGTAGGTCTACCTTGAGCCAAAGACAAATCAAATCTGTTTTTATCTACTATTTGAACGTCATCATGTAAATAAGTAAAATAATTAAATAAATATTTTAAAGTAGCTTGGTCTTTACTACTACGACCTATTGTACCATCGTGTTCAGAACCAAAAGGAATACCAAATATAATGTAAGCATCATCTACATCACCTACATCTGGATTGTCATTTAAAGCGGTTTGAATGCTTTCAAGAGATGTACCTACATCAGATAAAATATTATCAATTTCATCAATAAAATCTGGGTTTTTATATAATGCTTGTTCATGGTTAATATCACCTACCATTTGTTTATCTATTCTTATAGGTACTATTGGAAAATAAGGACTTTTTAAATCTACTTCATTGTAGATGTTTAATTCTGGGTATATTCCAGTAAGATAATCATAAGCAAATATTAATACTCTTGAAGTTCCTCCGTTACCATCAGGTATAGCATACCTATTAATAATTACATTAGATTCAAAATCTCTAATATTTGGATAATTACTTACTTGACCTAATTCTGGTACAAGTGGAAATATTGGTACATTAAAGCTTAATAAAGATATTGTGTTTTCTTTATCGTTTGGGTCAAAAGTATTAACTGTTATAATAACATCTCTGGTTTCTTGAACAGTAGGAGCTTGTAAATCTAAATCATTAAATTCATCTATATCACCTTGACTCAAACCTTGACTAGTAACAACAACTTCAGCATTAACAAATTCAGCTATATACCCTGTAGTCATTATAAGACCTGAATCAAATGTTCCTTGTTGTCTGTCGTAATTATATTTTGAGTTTGTTTGTAGTATGTATAAACCAATTTCATTGTCGGTAAGTTGTCTAAATGCAGTTGCAGTGTAAGTAATGTCACTAACATCTAATCCTTCTATATTAGCTATTACTGTCTGGGTTTCTGGTTCTCTAATACGTATTGTAGGTACATTACCTTGTGGTAATCCTAATCTATATCTACCAGATTCCCCTTCTGCGTAAAATGCACGAGGGTCAATGTTATATCCTGATATAAGTGCTTCTACAATTGAAGGTACATAAGGTAAGTCGTTAAAAGAAGCTTTAAGAATAGCACTACGTATTAAATTAGGTTTTTCACCTAATAATGGAGATATAGCAGTTCCTGTGTTTATAACTTTTTTACTAGAAAATAATCCCACAGGAACTTCCTATATTATGGAGTAGTTTTTGCTTGTTCGCTTTGCATTACAGTTAAGAAATACTCTAGCGTAGATAGCATGTTAGTAGGGTCATTTACTGCATCTGGGTCATTAGACTTAGCTATTGCAAATACATCGTTAGCAGCTTTAACTCCTTTACGAATTGAATCATCTGCAAAACCTTTAGTTTGTGCTCGATACAATGAAGTTTGAGCACCAACAATACCAGTAGCACCGTCTTGTGTTTGAGCAATTTCTGTAATAATACGTTGCTCTAGTAAGTTAGCTTCAGCTCTAGTTTTAAGAACAATCTCTTGAGCAGTTAATATTTGTTGGTCAATTAAATCAATTTCTTTATTAGTTTTTTCTACCTGAGCAATAGCATTCAATACGTTTTGTTCAAGCACTAAAATTTCTTGTCTAATTTTAAGAATTTCTTCATCAATTAAAGTGTTTTCTTTATCTATTTTACGAACTTGTCCAGCTAAAAGTAATATTTCTTGAGAGAGCTTGTCACGCTGAAACGGTATAAGTGTTTGTGCATCTATACTTACAGCAATTTCTTGTCTTATTTTATCTGTTTGAGCTTCAATTTCTTCAATTTGAGCTTTTGTTAACTCAATTTGTTGGATACCGTTTTTAACTTGAGTAAGTGACAAAGCAGCGTCATACGCTGCCTTATCCTTAGTCAACAAAAATTGCACTGATTGTGCTAATACAGTTTGAAGTGAACCAAGATAAACAGCACCGTAATTATCAGCAGTAATGCGGTCTGATTGGTACTGTTCAAGTATCTGAGAATTAACAGACTTCATTAATTTATCAAATACACCATTACCGTTAAAATCACTTTCAGTTAAATTAAAAACAGTAATGTCAGGTACTATTACACTTTCAGGCAAAAATGTTGGCATTAGTCTTGACCTCCTCTAGCAGCTTGGTTTTTAGCTAAAGCAGCCAAACCAGCATCATCTAAATTGCCAATATAGCTTATATTAAAAGCTTTTTCATTAACACCATAACGAGTTTCGTTACCATGCTTATCTCTACGTGTGTAAAATTTTTGATATTTTTTATCATCAATCATACGAATTAAAGCTTTTGGTACATACCAAGGACTTCCAAATGGAATGAACTTACGTATTTCACCAATAACGCTATTACCTACTTCTAAAACTTCACCTTGCCATTCTTTTTTGGCAGGGTCATTACACGCAACAACAACTCGTACTAATTGTCTTGCTTCGTTTCTTGCTTCAGCAGCAGTAATTTCTTTATCGAATTTCATTTCAGACTGAGGAATGAGTTTCACATTTTTAATGTTAATTGTGTTTTTATCATTGTCAGACTTTTCGATAATTTCATTAGCATTGCCTTCTATGGGCTTCCCTTCTTTGGCAGCTTTCACTCGTTCAATTAACTTGTCGTCAGCAATGTTTGGGTGATATTTAACACCTAACAGTTCAGCTTGATTTTCAAGTTCTTCACGATATGCAGCTTGCTCCTTCGGGTCTAATTGATTAGTGCTCATGTTATTATTTACCTTTAGAGTTAGAAAAATGGGAGCGCAAAGCTCCCATTATTTTAGTTACTTATATCTAATACTACTTAGATACGTGCAACAGTCTTGATTAGAGCAATACGCTCTGGACGTAATGGCATAAAACCGTAGTACCACTTGATAGACATAAAGCCTTTTTCACCAAATGGGTCATGAGCGCCATAAGACACATCAGACTCAGGTTTAGCATGTTTAATACTAAACTTGACAGTTTTACCATCTGTTTGGAAACCAATAGTAGTAAATGATTTTTCACCAATCGCTAACATTGGAAATACATCATACTTACCATCAGTTTCTTTGTACCCTTCGTTAGTACCAACAGTAGCACCAACACCAGCATAATTCATCATTTCAGGAACAACAATAAAACGGAACTTACCAGCAGTACCTTCTTCACCACGAGCAACCATACCAGCTTGAGCATATTTCTCAACAGGAATCCAAGCACGTTCGTTATGGTAATCTTTCATACGTTCCATAGTAGGAAGTAATTCAGAACCGATATACATATAACGAGCAGATGGAATAACTTTAGTATCAGTCATTCGTGAACCAGTGATAATAGTAGTCTGTTTAGGACAACGGTTATCATCTAACGAGATTGAAAGTTTAACTAAATCATCGTAAGAAACTTCAGAAATATTTGAACCTTCACCAGTCATAGTAACATCACTAGTAGCAGCGCCAGCATAGCGTAACACACCAGCACTGTTGAGAAGGTCAATTTGAAGCATATCTTCGGTAATTTCATTAGCACCATTCAACATTTCGCGGTTAACGTGCATTTCGAGTTCCATGTCGGTATCGAAATCTAGAGATTCTTTAGTGTATTCATCAAAAAAGCCAAGCTTTTCGATAGTACCTTCAATTTCTCGTCTAGAAAAACCAACTCGGTTAACTCGACCACCATTCTCAGTAAGCAACGGTAATTTACCTTGGATGTAACCAACATCTTTAGAAGAACCGTAAAGGTTTCCGCCGACAGGTACACCAGTATTTTCTGTTACTTGCCATCCAGCAGTTTCAACAGCAGTTTTGGTAGCAGCGTAATCAGTTACAAATAAACCAAGTGCAGTAAATATTGCAACAGCTTTAGCTCTAGCAGCAGTTAATGCAGCAGCGTCAGAAGCACCTTCACCGATTGCATAGTAATTAGTGTAACCAATAGTGGCTTCAGTAATACCAGCAGGAACGATTTCGATGGTAACTTGACGAGTAGTAGTAGCGCCAGAAGCGTCAATACCTTGGTCGTTGATATTTGCGTCTTCAAGTAACGGTAAGTAATGGTAAAGTCTAATTTTTTTACCAAAATGTTTTGGCATAGTAGTAACATCAGCCATTTGACCGAAGTACTGTTCTTTAGCAATTTCTTTTAGCGCAGCTTTGCGGTAAAAGTCTTGATTGATTTGCGACCCAATTGTTGATGGTACACCGCCAAGAGGGTTGTTATAAGACATAGTCATAATTAAAAAACCTTAAGTAAACTTAGCTAATAATTTGTCAAATTCTTCGTCTGACATAGCTAATGCGTTTATTTCATTAGAAGAATCTTTTTGTGCTGGTTTGCTTCTAGGAAGTCCTGCACCTTTCTTCTTACTTTGAGTTTTTAGATTTGTTCTACTATCTGCTCGTGGTTGTACTTGTTTACCAACTTGACTAGTACTTGCTGTTCCTTGCGCGTTAGGAACTACTAAGCTGCCATTTTGGGTCATTAAGCGACCTACTGCAACGTAAGCTTCTAAATCTGATAATCCAGATATAGTTTCAGAGTCCAGTGCTTGTTGTCTATCAAGTTCCGATTTAATTTGCTTATAAATACCATTTTCCATTTGAGCATTTAATTGTGCAATTAAGCGCGGGTCTTGTGCAATCGAAGTTTGACTCTTTTTATCCCATTTCTGAACCTGTTCAACAGTACTATCAAAATAGCTACTATCTTTAATACTGTTTATTACATCGTCAAACTGCACAGACTCCTCTGATGCAATACGACTAACTGCTTTATACTCTTTTTCTGTACTAACATCAAGTTCTAGAGGGTCTATCCCTTTATCTTTCATTAACTTGATTAATGCATCAGTATTACCTGACAGTAAATCTACAGCAAGTGTTATAGACTCATTGTTGAGCATTTTGTTTTGCTCTAATGTCTTTAACATCTGTTTAGCTGGTTTTAACTTAACCATTTCAGCATTGTAACCTAATCCTTTTTGAATAAGCTTTATAGCTTCTTCTGGACTAGTTACTGACACCATTTTACCATTAGCTTTAATAGGTGCTGTTAATGCTTTATAAAAAGCACTAGCTTTTATTGATTCAGGTTCATCGTCAGTGCTGTCTTCTTCTTCATTATCAGAAGTTTCAGTATCTAATTCTTCTTGGTCAGTTTCCTCACCTTCGTTTACGTCCAAACCTTCGGCTTCGCCTTGGTTGGACTCAACTTCAGATTCGTCACTTTGTTCTTCTTCGTTTAAAGTATCTTCTTGTTCGGTATTATCAGAAGATTCTTCTACGTCTTCAGAAGCAGGAGATTCAGGAGGATATAAACCAAATCTTTCAAATTCATCATCCGACAAATTTAGAAAATCTGGTTCTTGAGTATTTTCTGTGTTGTTGTCTTCAGACATACTTTATTACTCCAAATCGTCTTCTAGTTCCATTTTTTCGTAAGCAGCTAAATCTTCTTCAGCTTTATTACCTACAATCTCAATGGTACGAAAATGGTTATCTAGTAAACCAATAGCTTTAAGTTCATCAATAGTTGAATCAAAAGCTCTTTGATTAGCACGAATGTTTGCATCACCTAATATTTTAGTATTACGTACTGCTTCATTTTTTAAATAACCTTCTATTACTAAAACTTTAAAATCTTCGTTACTTAGTAAACGATAAAGACTGTCTCTAATAGACACATCATTTTTAAGAGCTTCAACAGTAACTTCTATTTCAGTTTGTTCAGACATTTGATTCCTTAATTAGTTAATATAGTGTAATCACATTGACTATATTAACCATTTTAAACAGTATTTCTACTCTTTTCTTTATCTCGTTGCATTTCTAACTGATTTTTTACTAACGCATGTTTAATATTACCTTCAGATTGTTGGCTCATTAAATCTCTATCACGTTCATGTTTAGTACCAGATTCTTGTTCAACAAAATCTAAATCTTTCATGTCAGCATCAGAACCAATCTTACGAGCATTTGCTAAATCTCTTTCTGCTTGTGCTAGATTTTTCTTAGCTCTAGTTTCCATTTCAACAGCTTCAGCCATTCTAATTTTCATTTCGATTTGCTTCATCTGTTCAGCCATTGGGTCAGGCTGTGGACTCCATTCTTCTAATTTTTTAACTAAATTAGGTAGTTTACGTAATCTAGCAATGTCCATTAACAACATTTTAGTAACTTCAAATGGTGCATTGTTACCCATAGTTTGTAGCATAAAAGCTAACTCAGAAGCTTTTTCATTGTCTGCTTCTGCGGTACTAATATCTAATACTAAATCAAACTCTCCAGTAATATCATCTGGGTTAATTTCAACAAAGTTTTCGTCTGTTAATCTTACAAATTGTGTGCCATCAAGAAATTGTGCATTCATTGCAAGAATCTTTTTACCTACACGATTCATACAAGCAACAATTCTTCTTAAAATTGACATCTCACGTTTACCTGCTGCATCTAAAGCAGAACGTATACCTCCTACACTTGAGCCAAGAGAATCCCCGTTAAGTCCTTGTCCGAATGCTTTTACACCAGTAAAGCTCTCTGCTTCGTTTTGATGCATCTGAACTAAGTTGTATGCACTAGCAGGTATTTCTGGGTATTTGTGTTGAAATATTCCTTGGTCTGGTGGAGCTTGAGGATTAAATTCATAACTTTCTTGATTAATCATTCGTCTGCGATTTAGTGGGTCTAAAAAACCTTTAGCATAAGCTGTTTGTCCATTAGAAGATTTAGCCATTAAATCAATCATACCTCTAGACAATGCGCCAACAACTTTTTGATTATCTTCAATTAATTCACCATCTGGCTCACCATAAGTTTCTCTACGTTTTGGCATTAAACGTGCAATATCGAATGGTAATTTACCATGACTAAATGGATTTTCTTCAAGTCTAATCATTACACTACCAACAAAAGTAGCAACAATAGGTCTAGCAATACCATCAGCTTTAGTATCCCAAAAACCCCAATACTCATAAGCCACAATACGTTTACGTGGTTCATCTCTAAAATTAAAATTATTAATTTCTAATTCATCAATAATTTCATCAGATTCTTTTAATATGCTGGAATCATCAAGACTAATTAAATCTAAGTTTTTATACAAACCAGTAGACTGTAATTCACTCTTAGAGGTTTCAAATTTATATATTACAAAGTTAGCTTTTTCCATGTCACCTTTGCAAGTAGGGTCAATAATTACTGAACGGTAATCACATACTTCTAAAGATGGTGCATCACGTACTACAAACTCGTATTCTTCTTGTATCATTTCACCAGTAGCAATACCTATTACTGGTTCACCTTGTTCCATAGTAAGTTCTAAAGCAGTTCTTTCCATTTCACTAAGTTGGTCAAGTATTTCAGGGTTTTGTTGACTAACTTGTATTAATTGCTGCAATCTTTGAATGTACTGAGGGTCATCAGTAATTTCATAAATTATTTTAGGAACTTCTCTACTTTCAGTTCTAGTTTGATAATCCCAACCAGTACGAACTATTGCAGTACCTTCATCTACTAATGCACGAATTAATTCATCAATAAAATCTACCTTGTTTATTTTGTTATTAAACTGGTAGTTAATCATTTGTCCTGCTTGAATTGCACGAGGCTTGTCCATGTGTGTTGTAGGACTAACTTCAAACATATCAGGAGTATTTAAAAAAGGTTCAGTAAGAGATGGATAACGCCATTCCGCTTGTTTGCGTATAAGTCTTGGCTTGTACTCTGATTTAGTTTTTGCTTTTTTATTTTTGTTAGCATCAACTTTCTTTTTTTTAGACTCTAAATTATCAATCCACGCATCAATTTTTTGAACTTGTAAATTGTGGGTAGGAATAGCATCTTCCATTTCCTGTTTAAGTTGAGCAACAGTAGGAGGATTAGCCCAATCATTCTCAAATTTATTTTCTAATCCAAGAGCATCTATTTGTACTTCTTGTTGATTAGTCTCTTTGGCTAATTGGTTTTGCATAATTACCTCAAACTACTTTTAATATAATACGTACACGATTTTTAGATGTTTTACTTAAATCAGTGCTGTTAATTTCGCCCCAAATTCTGTACGTACCTGAAGTGGGTGTTGCCAGTTTAACATGTGCTTCACTAGCATCACTATTAAGATAACTGTCAGAAGAAGTAATTGTATTAGGTAAAACCCAATCAACAGAAGTAACAGTGTCACCTTCATCTAATCCAATACCAGTTAAATCAATAGCGTAGTAAGTATCTTCACCTGCACTAGCATCAGGCCAGTGTAAACCAGCAACATCTCTATAAGTATAATTTTTCATTTCATTTTCCGTATCAGTACTTACGCTTTCAGGATTAGGTGCTTCTAATATTACAGAACCGTCTGCTGTAACCGCAAAATTTTGTGTATATGCAGGTGGTGGAGCTTGTATTCCTAAACCTTTAATTGAGTCAAGTATTTGACCGTTTAATTGATTAACAATGCTACTAGTGTCTATTGTTATATTATTAACATTAGCTTTAAAATCATCAGCAACTATTTGCATACTAGTTACTACATCATCTTCATTGTGTGTGCTAAACCCTGTTGCAGTTAACCAATTATCCTGATTTAACTGAAGCTCACTAGTGTCTTCTAAAATACTTGCAATACTAACATTGTCTGGTTCTACAGTATTAGCGTTATCAGTACCTCTCATATCAGTATTTACTGTTGTAGTATCTACTAATGTAACTCTTGCTACAGTATCGTTAGCAGGGTCAAAATTATTAAGAGCTGTTATTGCATCTAAAACAGGAGTTAAATTAATTGGTAAACTACTAACGTCAGCTTTAAAATCATTAATATCAGTTACTGTTACACCATTAACTCTTACTACGTTTACATTATTACTTAAAGTACTTACATCAGCTTTATATGCATTTTTGTTTGTATAGCTATTTAATCCATCGTGCAATTCAACAATAGTAAAGGATGCTGGTATATTAATGTTGTCTATCATTAATTGTGTTTGATTGTGTTTATTTACAAGATTGTTGTAAAGATTAGTCATTAATGAGTTAGTTAAGAAACCAGTAGCTGTTATCCAATTTCCTTGGTTTTGTTGTAATTCATTAGTATCTACTAATATAGCGTCAACTGTTGTTTGAATAGGAGCTAAGTCTATAGCGTAATTACTTAATACTTGTTGAGTTGCATTATGTTCTCCTAATAACTCAATACGTAAATTAGCAATTTCTAATGAAGTAACAGCATCATTTGTTCCTTGTCCTGTAACCCAATCACCTTGATTACTTTGTAATTCGTCTGTGTCTTGTAATATTGCATTTACTACATTTTGAACTGGTGTTAAATCAACTGATAGGTTACTCACATCAGCTTTAAAGTCATCTGCTACGTCTTGCATTGCTGCAACTATTTCTGCTGCTGTAGCTCCATTAGAGCCGCCTGAAGAACCATTAGTAAGGTCAGTAGTTACATCTACTAAAGATACTTTACTAACTACATCAGTAACTGGGTTAAAATTGTTTAATGCATTAATAGCAGCTAGTACTTGACTAAGTTGAGTACCTCCACCAACTTCTATTGCTGAAGCTTGTACAGGTGTAACTAAATTAACTAAAATATTAAAATTACCTATAGTAGCTGTAACAGGTGAAGAACCATCTTCAGTAAGTAAATTACCTGTAATGTTAGTTACACCATCAGCTTCTATAGGTCTAATTTTCCAACCTAAATCCAAATAAACATATAAAGCAACAGGAGCATTTCCTCCTAATTGAGTTAAACCAACCCCATATTTTAAATTGTCGCTAAGAACAGCCCAATCTACATAAGCTGTCCATATCTCTCGCTCAGACACGTTAAGTCTGTCTAATTGAATAATCTTATTAATAGGGTCAAAAGTAATCATTTTTTACCTTACAAATAAGCTCTATCTGCTTCTGCAACTAAAGATAAAGTTATACCTTTAGAACGATTTAACAAACCTTCAGCAACTGCAAATTTAGAACTGTTAGGACGAATACCAATCAATGTTACTACTTTATCAGTGCCAGCAGTTCCACCAACAGCATCTCCATCAAAATCAAATGTAAATCCAATTGAACCAGAAGAAATAATTCCAGTAATAGGACTACCACTAGCATCATTAACGGTAATAGCTCCAGCTTCTCCGTAATCGTTTCCTGTACCTGCGGGTGCAGTGTACATTAATCTATAACTAGAACCAGCACCAACAAGTATAGCGTTAAAGTTTAACACTCCTGACGATTCAAAAGGATTTATTCTATCAGTACCAGTAACATCATTAAATATAATACGGTTACTATCAGCAGATTGAATATTATCTATAAACACTCCACTAGTAGTTTGTAATGTCTCTCCTACAAATTGACAAAGTAAATCTGCTGTTTGACCAATAACAGTACCAGCACCAGAATCAATATCAGTACTTTGACGCAACAAAAACTGTGTTTTTGTGTAAATCTCTTCAAGAGTTGCATTATTACCATCAATAATTACATCAAAGTTGTAAGCTACTCCACCAATTGTACGAGACTGATTACTAGCAAAATATTCAACAGTAATATTATTATAAGGTGCGTTAGTCATTTCACTATCTAAATCAGATATTTTTAAATCATCTGAATTACTTAAAAGCATGTTAACTATAAATGCGCCAGTAGTTGTTTTACCTGTGTCTGCTAATACAGAATCACTAAAACTTTTACCTTGCTCTCGAACAAATGTTTTAAAGAATGTGCGATTATCAAAATTTCCGTTAGCAGCGTTACCAAATACTTGTATACCTTCGTTTGCTTGGTCTTCAAAAGTAAAATTAACAGGAGCACTAGTTGGCTCTGTTTGGTAATACAATTGAGCACCAGCACTAACACTTCCTAATCCAACTAAACCAGCATAAACTCTTAATAGTACTCCATTTTCATCGTACTCTTCCCAACCACCATCTCGCATTATTTGACGAGTAGTATCGTTAAGTGGTCTCCAGCCGTTTGCATTACCACCTGCATCAATACCTATTAAATACTGACCAGATAATGCATCTAGTGCGTTCATTGGAAAAGGTGAATCTTGGTATGTTGCTGTAGCCCAAAGGTCAACAAACTTACTGTAAATTGCTTGAATTGTTACACCATCTTTAGCATTGAGATTACCTGCTTCAACTAATGAAAAAGTTTTATTAGCTTCATTAATTATAATTTCAGTACCTACGTTAAGACCTGCTCTACTAGTTATTTTAGCCATTTTAAAACCCTTTATGAATAATTTCTATCAACTATTAATGTAACTGGCAACGTAGTACTTGCACCAGTTAACTGAAAACCGTAAGTATAATTTACTACAAATCCTTGTTTAATTATTCCAACATCTATGAGCTGTGCTCCTGAATAATTCCACACAAAACTGTTACCTGCTTGAGCATCTACACTTGCTAACACTGTATCTGTTCCTGACTCTAGTATTACAACATCACAACCAATTTGATTCACTGCTACGGTTAGCTGTGCGCTAGGCGCTACTGTGCCGTTAGTATCTGTGTATGTGCCACTTATTGTTGAGCCATTACTAAACGTAATTAAGCCTGTAGTTAGCAAGTCACCCACAAAGTTTGATGCTTTGATTGTGATAGTTGAACCATCGTAAGCAAACGCTGAACCTGTTGTGGCATCAATGATAATGTTGTTACTACCAGCATCAATCAATGTTCCTGACCGATTGACTATTGTTTCGCTCTCACCTGCAAAGTTATCGAACAGGAATGACTTGGCTCTATCATAGAACTGGTTAGCATTATCAATAGTAGAGTAAACATCTACAATTGTTTTTGATATTTCTGTTAGTGACCTGTCTATAAAAAACACTCTATTTACGTTAATAGGTGTAGTGCTCTTCATTACATAATCAGCTTGCTGTAATAAATAATTATATTCACAAAATAAAAAGGTGAATACGTCACTATCATTATTTGCTCTACAGCGATAATCGTATTCGACATTTTGAAATCTACTACCACCGCCAATATCGCGCCATATAACACCAATTAAAACTCCACCGTCATCATCTATTGTAGCTACACCGTCAGTTGTTATACCAGAGTAAATTCTATCTGGAATTGTAGTTGGGTTGTTATTTATTTGGGTGTCTACACGATTACCATTATCAAAATCTTTGGTAAAATACTTAGCATTTAAGTTTTCACCTGCAAGATTTTTAGTAGTTATAGCTACTTTTTGACGTATTTCATAAATACCACTATTTGCACCACCGTCATTATTACCACCTGCAACTAATGACATACCTATTGCGTTATTTATTAATCTAATCCACACGTCAGACCAAAAAGCAATTTGTTGTCCTGCTACACCTGATGGGTCAAACCCTGCTAGTGTTAACCAAACCCTATCTGGTGTAGAATTTGAAGATGATATTGCTTGGTTAAGAGTATCAAACGGTTTCCACCCATTCCAAGCGACAGGGTTATTAATAAGTGTTAAAAAACATCCCCTAGTAACTAGACCTTGTACGTTAGTAGTGTTTGAACGTTGTCGTATTTGTGTTTCTCCTGTATGTTGATTTATGTATTCACAGTTTTGAGAAAAAGTATTAAGTGTTCCGTAAATTGCAAAAATACGTTTAGATATTACAGTACCACCATACCAATTTAGCGTACCACCACCTCTAACGTAAAGGTCTGAACGATTTTCATCAAATTCGCTATCGCTGTTTCTTGTAAACAACGCTATAGTGCCTGAACTAAATCGGTTTACTGATGCACCAATATCTATTTCTCGTCCAAAATTACAAACACCTCCACTTCTTACATCAAATGTAATACCATTTCCGTAATTTATAAATATCATTGACTCTATTTCAGGGTCAATACTTAAAGTTCCTTCTACACGAATAGTTCGAGTATTTAAAATGTAAAAACTAAGACCACTAGCTGTTATGCGAGTAACGCCCGATAATAATTCAATACCATCGAGAGAGGTGTCTGTTCCTGTCTGTGTAATTGTTGAACCGCTTAATGAAAATGCCATTTTTTACTCCACTTAAGCGGTAGTTTCGCCAGTAATTCTTAAAGTACTTGCATCACTTGTTGCAGCAGCAGTACCAGCATTCACTGTTCTTCTTACCCAAACAGCTTTAAAAGAATTTGGTGGAATATTTCCAATATTTAAAACATTTCCTTCTACGTTTGTAAAAGTTACTCCAATAGGTGCAGTTTCTTCATCTGCTACAGATTGTTCAACACCACCAACAAAAGAACTACCCAAACCAATTGCAATACGTGTAGTTAAACTTGCTGTATCAGAAACAATTTGAATAGCAGCAGCTTGTAAAGTAAAAGATGTGTTTGTGTTTCTTACATAAAAACAACGATACTCAATATCACCATCTCTAGATTCAGTTGAAGAAACAATATCAAATAAGTTGTTTAAGGTGCTTGAAACAATTTCAGTAGCTGTTATTGCTCCACCTAAACTTAATGCAGCACCACTAGCTGATTTAAATAATTTAATATCTGTTGATAATACTGACATTTTAATTAACCTCTTATTTTAAGTAATTTAGCACTTTTTTTAACACTAATTTTGTTGTAAATCACAATAGGGTCAATTCTAGGTGTAACTGTCCATTGCAACTCAAAATCTGTAAAAATTCTATCTGTGGTTTCATAGTCTAATGTGAGGTTTTTAACTAAACCACCTACAATACTATTATTAAGTACTAATGTTTTAGATATACCTTGTTCTAAAGAATTAAGTAAAATAAAGTCTCTTACTGCAATACCGTTAAGAACATTATTAAGTATTAAATCTTTTTCAACACCGTTAATTATTGCATTGTTTAAAGTAAAGTTTCTTGTTAGTGAACCAACAATACCATGAGCCAAGACAAACTGGTTGGACACTGGTGAAGTAGCACCTGATGAAAGGTCATTTGAAAAAGTAGTTTCTCCAAATCCAAACTCACTAAAACTCATTTTATGCTCCTAAACAATGCTGTGTGTTGCAGTATAGGCTATTAGTTTAACTTTTTCTATGTTCTTTAAGAGTGTCGTTTATAAACTTAAATGCACCTATTATTACAGTAATAATCCCAGCTACTGCACCCCAATAAGCTACACCGTTAAAATGCTCAACAGTCATGATAGTTTTGTACCACGTAAGCATAAGATGAATTTCGTAAGTAAACCAAGCAATGACGGCTATTTCAATTATATTAAAACAGTTAAGAGTGTGTGCTATTTCTCTGAGGGAAGTATGTGAAAAAAAGCTTTTAAGGGTTTCTAGTTTTTTCAAGGAAGCTCTCTTCTTGGTTAATAACTTCTTTAATTAGTGCTTCGTCTTTTCTGTAGCATTTACGAACTTGACCTAAATTATATAAAAAGTTTTGATATAAGATGTTAAGAGAATCTTGTTCATTAAACTGTTGTAAAGGGTATAAAACACTACAAGAAGTTAATAGACTTTTACTAATAGGTATTACAAGTAACTCTTGATTAATTTGAGGAATTGTTGACGCTGCTAGTGATTGCATTATTGTTGATTGTGGTGATGGACTCGTTGAGCAACCGACTAAAGTTAACAGGGACAGTGTCACAAGCAACAGGTATTTCAATTTCTCGGTCAACATATTCAATTACCTTTTGGATTTCAGTTTCAACAATTTTTTCTGTTTTAATTCTATTGAGTTCGTTAGCAAAATTTTTATTCATTGAACTACGATAATTTTTTAATTCTGTTTCTAACTGACTATTGTACGCTTGCTGTAAACCAATAACTTTTAGTTCATATTGTCTTACAGTATCAGTAACACCTTGTTCATACCAATCAGCTTTAACACTAACATATACACCATACAAAGAACCAACAGCAACTAAAATACCAAAAACACTTGTAATGCCTTTATAGTTTTTTATAAATCCTAGTACTGTTCCTATCATAATAATTCCATTATTTTTTGTTTGGTTCTGGTTTACTTATTAAATTTTGCTCTTGTAGTGCTCTCTGTACTGCTGTGTGTGTTTGTAAAGTTGAAGCTAAATTAGTAACTTGATGCATCATAGATTGCACCATAGTTTTAGTTTCAGTAACATCTTTTTCAATACGACCACATATTTCTTCAGCTATCTGTCTAGATTTTTCTTCAGTTACGTGAATACTAGTATGTTTAACTATTGTCATATTAATTTCCTTTAACTCTGTTTGTAACTTTTCTACTCCTTTTTCATTTTTAATTTTAAGGTCTTCAATTTCTTTATCAGTTTTCTTTTTGTCGTACCAGAACCATGCACCTGCTACACCAGCTCCAAATAGCATTCCTAATATTTCCGTAGTAAGCATTTGCATTCCATTAAACATTTTTATTTACCGTAGTTTAATTCATTAAATTTTAAAGTATACCTATGATATTGAATTTTATAATATTAAAAGTTTACAGTAATTTTTGAATTTGCGTTGTTAGTTCTTAAACTTATAGATGCACCTACTGTTTTACCTGTAAGTCCAGCAATGTCTAGTACTGCTATTTTATTAGATGATAAAACTCCATTAAAAACAGGAGTAACATTAGCTTCATCTGAACCAGTAAATGTAAATATATCAAATCCATTGGCTACATTTGTTGTAATACTTACAGGTCGAGTAACATGAGTAAATGGTAAATAAAATTGTGCTTCAGTTTCTGAAATATAAAAACCAGAAGCAACAACCTCACCTGAACTTATACCACCATAATCAAAATTTAGATTATTAAATACTTGTTCAAAAGCAGTTGCGTTTAATGAACATATTACAACTGAGTTACCACTTAAAGGTAAAGGAGTAGGATTAGTTTCATCGTAGCTGCCTAAAACTAGAGTAGCAGTTACTGTAGTTCTGGTAATGGTATTAACACCATCAAAAGTTCCAATACCTGCTTCTCTATTTCCATTAGTATCTAATATAGAATAGTAAACTTTATCACCATTACTCATTGCCGTAGCAAAAGAAATAAACGATGTTGTATTACCTGTAAGTAATAAACTCCCTGTTCCAATAGTAGAACAGGATTCTTTTACCCAAGGAGCTAAGTTAAGTGACATATTAATTTACCTTATCTTTGGTTTAATCTAGGGATATAACGCCAATCACCTGTAATTGTTTTACCCGCATCATCGGGACTAAACGTTATTTCACCAGTACCTTCACAAAGTAATATTTGACCTTGTAATGGTACTGTTGTTAGGTAGTCTTTAATAATAACAGCTTCTACACCATCTATCATTATTTTAGATGCGTTAAGGGTATATTCAATACCTAAAACTTTACCAAAATCACTAGCAAAACTACCCGTAGCAGGTATTTCAGGATTACCCCCATTTTCTGCTTGAAACGGTGTACCTATTTTGCTTATTAATTTTTGGTCATTATAAGTAATAAACATATCTCTTAATTCTATTGAATTACCTATATTATTCCCAGCATAATTACCTAAAAACCCGCTAATAAATCCTGTTGCATAATGAATTAAAGAAACGTTTAAATTTGTTAAAGATGTAACATTATTAGCAATACGATTGTTCGGAGTATCTATAACTACACCATTTCTTTCAAAAGTAAATATACCTCCAGAATTTCTAAAACCAAAAACATCATTTTTAGGGTTATAATTTTCTATTACAATTGTTTCCATTTGACTTACTGAAGTTAAACCATTGTAATAAACATGAATTAAAATAGCATCTGGGTCATCAAATTTAAAATTAGGGCGTATACCAAAAAAAGGTAAACCTACGTCTGATTCTGATGCGTAAATTATTGAATCTGTTGTATTACCTTTTTGTGTTAAACATAACATAGGTATAGTTTCTTCATCTGTAAAATTTGTATTATTAAAATTCGGCCCTTCGTTTAACACTATCCCTAATTTAAATTCATACAAAAAATCTACATTTTTAGGTAATATTTCACCTATTCTTGAAAAGCCAGTACCCACAGGAGCAAAAGACCTTCTAAATCCATTTAAACCAGAAAAAATATAATCATAACTAAATGTAGTATATTGGTCTTCAGTGTTTACTACACCTCTACTATTTAACTTAGAAAAATTAATTGATATTGGTACTTTTCTGTTACCTGCGCCATTTGCAGGAATAATTGAAGGCGTAAAAGTGTTTCCTACAACAGTAGGAGCATGAAAAGCTATTTGTGAATAATTAAAGTTAGTAAAATCGTCTTTTACAATTCCATCAAATACATGAGTATCTGACGCATCATTTTCTACAAAATTTAATACACTACCTGCTGCGGCACTGTCATCTTCAAATGTAATACTTAAACCTTCTATAAGTTCTGTTGTATTTGATGAAGCAGTTTTACTGGTAATATCATCTAATACCCAATTATTACCATCCCAACCATAATTATACCAATAATTTAATCTGTTATTTTTATAATAATCATTGTTACCAAAAGATGCGGTAATTAAACACATATATGATTCTAATATTTCGTCATTGGTTGTAGTGTTATCACCTAAATTTGTACCTCTAACACTATTCATTGACCCTGAAGCTATTAATATTCCCCTATATATAAAACATATTGCAGCATTATCATTAGGAGAAAAACTCATAAAACGGGTATTAGCACTTGTTGTATTTGTTTTCCAATAATTAACAGAATTAAAACTTAAATCATAAATAAAATTATCCGAATCACCATAAAACATCATTGATTCATCTGCTATTTCGTCATAAACAAAAGCAACACATGTTTTCTTAAAACCAGAACCATCAAGATTAATAAAAGAACTAAAATTATTAAATACTTTTAACTGTTCGTTAGTACCTTGTATTAAACGTTCACACCATTTTTCATTTGTTCCATTACTTAATGGGATAAATATATTATTCCCACTACCATACATTTCAGCAATTGGGTCACTTAAAAATGTTTCATTTTTAGTTGTAATTGTTCCTGTTGTACCGTTCCATAAAAAATTTCTATGTGGCGTATTTAAACTTATACTTGTAGTAACTACACGAACATTTAATACATTTAAAGTGGTGCTTTGTCTTCCTGTTATAATTACTTCAAGTTGTTGTGGATGAATAACAATTCCTGTTATTTCATTATATATACCAAATGAAGGATTAAAAGCTGGTGTTGAACTAGCGTTATACATTGTCCAACTACTTCCACCATTCTCAGAAACACATAACTCATTTCCAAATAACGCTACCATACGAGCATCAGAATTAAATCTATTTCCATAACGACCAAAGTTAACTGCACGACACGAAGTATCGTCAGTAGCTCCTGTATTAGTTATGCGGGTAGCTATCATATCAGCAGCCATGTCTCCAAGATTTCTAGTTAATTTCCATAAACCAGTGTTATTACATGCAGCAAATATAGTTCCATCTTCTGCTGCACAAACACCTCTTAAATCAGTTGCTAAAAAAGTAGGTAAAGTTGTTGAGTCTATTTTAATAGGAAATCTGTTATCTTTCATATTAAGTGAGTGAATATGTATTCCATCATGTCTTAGAGATAGTGACCTTAAAAAAGTCATAGTTTCTCCAATACTTAAACCAAAAATTAATCCCAATCTCATTTGAGACAATGTGTGAATAAAACCATCTGTTTTATTACTAAAATCTAAGTGAGTAACTCCTTCACTCATACCAAAATCAGCATTATAATTTCCTGTTAAAACTATACTACTTTTGTCTCCATCCCAATTTGAAGACCTTTGATAACCTGCTGTTAATCTTTTTGATACTCGATATTCAGCAGTTGATGCTGAACCCGCAGAAGTTACATGCACTCTAATTAATTCAGCTAATGCAGGTTTTTTAATGTAACTTGTATCACCACTGGTAAAGTCTTCTGACAATTGAATTAATCCAATAGAACTAGCTTGGTTGTTTACATCAAAAAAGGGAGTTACTGATGCAGAAAAATCATCAGTTAAGTTTAAAGATTTATTAAAACTGTTTTGAACAACAGTATCTAAAGGTCTTCTAAATAACATTTCAGATGTTGGAAAATGAAAACTATCAAAACTAAATGTGTTTATACTTCTATCAAAATTTACAATTGAATTTAATATACTTGAATGTAATACTTTTCCAACAAAACTATTAATTGCAATATTAAAACTAATAACTTCGCAAAACTCTCCTCTATAATTTAATTTTGTGTCTGTTAGAATATCGTAAGAAGTATTAGCTAAAGATGTAGTAGCTAAAATATGATTATTTTCTTTAACAGCACTAATACTATTAAAAATTACTGAACTAACTTTTCCATATACACAATGTTTATTTCCGTCTGGAATTAATAAAAGTCTTCCAATATCATCAGCCATTTTTAAACAATAATCTGGGTTTTTGTCATACCATTGATTAGTTTGAGCCATAGCCAATTTATCATAAACATAACGATACGTTATTATTAGAACTTCATCTGTTTCTTGAATACAAGGTGTATCTAAAATAGCTGTACTAAAAACAGTATTATCTGAGCTATTAGTAAAAATAAATTTAGAAAGAATTAAACTATTAATTGTTCTAGCTTCACTGATTGGAGGTGAAAATACGTTTTTAAAAGTTTGTACTACTACATCTGTTCCAGATTCTTCTGCATTTTCACTATTATTAATTAATCCACCAACTACCATAGATTGGGCAGTGTCAAAATTACTTGTTGGATTATAATTCCACATACTAAGAGTTCTGTTTCTTCTATGTCCTTGAGCACCTAATTTAAAAGCAGTTACTGCAATTCTTCCTTTAAGAATATCAGTATTTGAAATAAGTTCTAGTACTGAATAAGATGAATAAAAATGGTGCATAATAAATTCATTAATTTCATTATTTACTTCAATATTTTCTTCTGTACTGTTTGCATTTATTTTAGTTAATATTTCTTTACCTTCAGAATCAAAAGTTTGTTTGAATTTTTCAATTGTATAAAAGTTTTTTTTCATTTTATCCACCGATTGTGATTCCTGAAAGTCTTGTAATATTTAAGCTTATAGGTAAATTATTTGTTTGGTTAGTTAATTTAATTGTTTTTAAGTTTCCTGTAAGTACTAATAAAAATATTGGTTTAAATACTTGTTTAACAATATTAACATTATTTATTGCTGGAATATTTAACTGTATTGTTCTTAAATTTGTAATATTTAAAAGTGTTTGTGGTAACGAAGTTAAAAGTTCATTTGTACTATTTATATTATTTTTATCTTGTTTATTAGTTATAAACATAGATTCAGTAACATATATTGTTTTGTATTTTAATTCTTGTGTGTATTGACTAAAGTACGAATTTCTTACCTGATTATCATTAAAAAATATTGTTTTATTAGGTATTAAATCATTATAAAAATTTAAAATAACTTCAAATGAAAGATAAAAATTTACAGTATTTTTTGGAATATTAATTAAATTTTCTTTAAAATTACTAGCAGCTAATAATTGACCGTTAAGTGGATTACGTGCTTCTATTTTATTAACTTTATGTTTATTAGTTTTTAAATTTAATGGATTATTTATTATTACTGTAAATTCTTCAATGTTTTGTGCATCAGTAATTTGAGTTGTTTTTAAGTTACCTAATTCTGGTACTACATTAATATTTATTTTTCTTAAATCATTTAATAAAGGTAATCCAACATACTTAGGAGCATTAACTTGTAAGCTTTTACTCTCATAAGGTAATAAAGTAAATTCATTATTTAGTGGTAAAGGTGTTGCTGTAGTTGTGGGTGTTCTAAATATTGTTGTAGTTATTGATTGCTCATATTCAGTGTCTTTATCAATATAAAGCTTAAACACGACATCATCTAATATATCAGAACTTAGTAATACAGCAGGTCTTGGTGAAGTTTCACTAACTAACTCTAATACAGGAGTACCACTTATTTGTTCCCAAAAAAAGCTAACATCGTCTTCTGTAGGTGTTTTAGATGTTAATGCTATTAAACTATAGCTAATGTCTAGTTGTACTAGTGGATTACATATTGATAAAATATCAGTAACCCTTAAATCAACTAACTCATAAAGTCTAGTAGGTGGTGATATGTGAAACAGTACACTGTGCATTATTATCGCTCACTACATTGCCAAATGGTTTCAGTAATTTTTACTAATGTCATAAAACCATCAACATCTTGTATAAGAAGCGTTCCTCTAGCTGTTTCTAAACCATCAAATACTATTTCTATACCACCTACCCCAATATTAGTAAATATTAGTGCAGTACCACGATACATGTTGTCTGGTATACGTAAAATACCGTTTCCAGCAACATTAAATACTAAGTATTTATTACTATCATCTTGGTCAATTAAGTATTGTTGGGGAACGTCTTTAACAACAAATAAATCAAACTCTCTTGGGTCAGGTAATTCAAAGCTTTTAAGTTTAGTTACTGAATCATTGCAGGGTTCTTTATTTATTCGTTTAAAAGCACTGTTAATTAAGGCCATTCGTCATTCCCCACGTTAAGTTTACTAGTGTAGTCAACATTTACCATACCATACTGTTCTAACTCACTAGCTTTCAACTCATATTTAGCTAAAAATTCTTGAGCTTTTGCAACTTTGTCTTGAGCAGTTGATTGTTCCATAAATTTAGCTGCTGCATAGTAACATAAGCACTCTAACATAGTATCTGGAATACGTACTTCAGTAACTTCTGGTGCAGTTGTAGAGTTTGCTGGAATAGCTTTAGGACTTGCTTCGTAAGTAATACTAACGCTTTGGAGTACGTCAGTTATTTCAGGAGGTAATTGAATTGAGTTATAGCTAGGTGTCATTGCACTCATACAATCACTGCTATCGTTAATTGGTAATTGAGTACCATCGTCAGCAGTAACACCATGTATTCTTACTATGTCATCTAAAAAAGGAATTTCTTCACTATCAACAATCCAACGAGTAAATTGTGTTGAAGTTGTGTTAGCTTCTGCAAAATCAGAATGCAACTCATATGTATACTTTTTAGCAATTAACCTAATAAGAACTTCACTATACTTTAATTTAAATCTTCCATAAAGTATGTTCATTGCAGAGTTAATACATACAATTACACGAGGGTAATCTCCTTCTTCAATTTGAGCACCTTCACGAGATACTGCTTGACCTTTAAGAGTACCATATCGTAATTGGTCGAATACTTCTGTTAGTTTCATATTAAAGAGCCTTAAATGTAATAAGACCCAGTATATGCGTCTACTCTATTTTATTCAATATAAGAACTTATGGATATTGATTCATATTCTGTATCATCTTCCCATAAACCATTATCATCTGCTGCACCAACTCCTTGATTATTTTTTGAAGGTCTATAAGTTTTTAACTGAGCTAGTTGGCTTATTGTATCTATAAAATCATCATTTTTAGATTTAAAACCATCTACTGTTGTTAACATTAATTCGTCTTCACATTCACGCATACATTTACCTTCTCTCATTTCTTGAGGAAAGTGCATTTTGTTTTGTTTGAACCAAGGTAAAACAACATTAAATCTTTGAAACTTATTTGTTGTGGGGCGTAATCCTGCTTGATTGGTAGCTTTATCAGATGCTAAATTAAAGAAACAGTTTTTAACCATCATTTGCTCTTGAATCCAAGGTATAAATCCACCTTGTTGTCCACTAATCTCTATTCCTACAGACTCTGGATTATACTCTTGTACTAATCTAAACAAGTCTTCAATGTTTTTATCCATACGTTGTTTTTCACAAATACCATCAACCCAATACCAATCACCGTTAGAATTTAAAGCCCATACAGATATAACACTAAAATCCGCTCCTGTTTTTTCGCTAGTGGCAAAATCGGTAGTAATGTAAAAATTAAATAATGGTTTAAGGGATAATAATTTATCTCTGTTGTACCATTTCATTTCATGTGGTTCGATTAATCTATCTTCTGCTGACATAATTCTTAACATCATTTCTTGATTAAAGTCTGCTACTTTGCCAGATAATTTAGCTTTAGTGTACATCTTAAGCACAAATTCATAAGGGAAACGGTCTTCCCATGAACCTCTAAATTCATCTTTAGTACATGGAAACTTCTCACAAACAGGATAAATATTTACATTCCAAGCACCTGATTCTACAGCTTTGTAAAGAGGGTCTTTAGCGTTAAATGGTGTACCTGACCATACAATTTTTCTTTTAGTTGGGTGAAGTGCATAATCAATTGCTTTGTATACAGTATCTTCTACCTGAGATATTACAGTAGGTGAACGCGCATCAGCATCATCTATTAAATCATCCAGTAAAGCTAACACAGGACGCGAGTTGTTTTCACGAGTACCACGAACACCAGTCTTAGCTCCATGCGCTGAAAACACGCTAGAAACATTCTCAATGTTAATAAATTCCCAACGTATGTCAGTAAATTTAATAGTAGGAATGTAATCTTGTAAAAATTTAGAGTTATTCCATCTAAACTCTAATGCTTTACGCATTTTCTTAACACCGTTGTCTATACTATCTGATACGTACAATCCGTAAGGTATTCTACCAAACTCAGGTAAGCCACCATAAACACCAATGTACAATATGAGGTATTCTTTAAGAGTAGACTTTGCTATACCACGATGACACATATTAATTGTGTCTAAATCGTTATCATCAATAAAGTTATCTATCATTCGATAGTGTACAACAGGAGTAAGGTTTTCTGTGCTTCCTTCATTTACTAACTTAATAAAGTTAACAAACTCTAATGCAAACGCTGATGGAATATAATTTTCAATATCTGAATAATTAATTGCATTAAGATAATCTTCTACTGTTTTTTTCTTTACTGGAGCGTAGTCACTAGTTTCTATCATCCACAACCTCTACAGCTTCACCTTTTATTACTCTTGAATGTGCAATATCTTTAGCTGTCATTTGACCAGATTCAATTGCTAAACGTTGGTTACGTGATAGCTCTTGTGTTGCTTTACGTAATTCATCAAGAACTGAACTTTGTGTTTCGTCTGTTATTTTAAGGTCAATCTTAGCTGTTTCAGGTGCTTTAGTATGCGTCATTACTGAGTTAGCAGCTTGCATACGTACCATCTCACTTTTTGCAGTAAGCATTATTTCAACTTGTGTGTTGATGGCTTTTTGGAAATTATCAGCATTAACCAAGTAACTTGGAATCATTGCACGTTCAAGAAGCATAGTAACCAGCTTACCCTTCGCGTACATAGCAACATAGGCTGATATAGCTTTAGCATCTAAACCATCTGTAAGAAATTTTTGATAGCGATGTGGAAATGCTTTTGCGTAAGCTTCTTGGTTAGTACTATCTGATATTTTATATGTAACATACTTTACTGCATTCAAATAGTCATCAATACGAAACCTTCCTTCAGTTAATATGTTAATAAATCCTAATGCTTTTTCTTGCATTGATTCACGTATTAAAGGGTCGGTATGTATGTTATTAATTTTGTCTACAAGGTCTTGTGTAACATTGTTTTTTAATGTGCGTGGACACGCTGCTTTAACTGTTTCTATACCTAATTTCATTGCAGTGCTCTATATTAATTCAATTTAGGTTTTATATAGGTTTAATCGTATTTTGTCAACTCGTTACGCTACTCCGTACTGGCAGGGTATTGCTACGCAAACCCTTTGTACTCGTAGCTTACTCGTTAAAAAGCCAGAAAATGTTTTAAGTTCTCTGGCTTTAGTTTAGTACTTTTCTTTTTTAGGTTTTTTGTTACTTGGTTTTTTACTAGTAACAGGTTTTCGTTTCATTGGTTCTTTTTTCTTACCATTCATCACAATAATTAATCCTTAGATTTTGGTTTTCGTTTTGGCTTTGCTAGGGGTTTTGGTATTTCGGAATTTGAATCCGAATTATCTATTTCCCCTTCACTATCAGCTTCTGTTTCACCTTCATCATCAGAAGCATCATCATCACTTACAACGTTTTTTTCATAAAATGATTTACGCGCTTTCCACATTAAATTAGCTAATACAGCATTATCTATAGGCGTTTGATAAAACTTAATTTCGTTTATAGCTATACGAATTTCTTTTTCACTTTCAGCAGCAAATACCCTTGCATTGAGAGTTTCTAAAAACTTTTTATAGCTGGTACTATTTTTAGTTATATCTTTATGCACTGTAGTTAAAATGGTAGCTAATACTAGGTGTAGTACTGCGTATAAATCTCTTTTTAACATTGTAAGTTCTCCTATTTGTTTTTACTTACTAAACGATAGTACTACTTACTTACGCTATCTGCTAGTGCTTTAAACAAAGTATAGCCTTCTAGTTCCCATAATTTATCTCTTGCAGCTAAAGATGCTTTTTTAATTGCATAAAATTCACCTTTTTCTTGATTAAAATTACGAGGGTCAGCACATGCAGTAGATTCGTGAGCCAAAGTAAATGTACTGCCTTTATAATTTAGCACTGCTGTTGCAACAATAGTACTAGTTGTACCAACTCTGTGAGTTTCGTATTCAACTTTTCTCATTAAATCAGCAATACTTTCAGGATTAACTTTAGGAAAAACTGAACCAGACTTTACAAAATCATTACTCATTGTAGTGTCTGCAACATCTTCTTCAACTAAACATGCGTCAGGTAACTTTTTCATTATTCTGCTTCCTCTAATCTTGTATTAAGAACGTCAGCATAGGATTGCATAAAACCTAGTTGCTTTATCATTCTAATTTGTTCTAAATAATCTAAAGTTTGAAATACATTCTTTAGATGAATAAACTTACTTAATGCATTAATTTTTGTATTTAATTCATTAAACTCTATTTCCATTCTTTTTACGTGGTCTGACATGTTATGTTCTTCCTTTTCCGTTAATTGTTATTGTTCCGCCATTTAAACTAATAGCATTCATTAAATTATTAAATGCTGTACCACTACTACCAACATCAGGTGAACCATCACCATCAATATCTTTAAGCATTGTACCAACTAAAATACAGCCTTTAATTTGTCGTTTAAAATTACCTTTATGTATATAAATCCATTTTCGTTTTTCAACATCAAGAATGTGTATTACTTTACCTAAACTTGGGCTTTGATGTACTACGTAATCATACGTACCGCTTGGAATACAACTAATACTATTTGCGTTATTAATCCAAGGTAATTCAAGAGTAAAACACCTAAACTTACCGCACTGTAACGCACCAATTGTACAGTCATCTAATACAACGGTATTTATTGTAATATCAGCCATTACTTATAAATCCTTGTGTAACCTTCTTCAAATATTTTTTTAGGACTCCATGACTCATAATGGTCTTCAGTACCTTGGTTATACACAACAAGAAAACCTTCATCTTTTGGGTTTTCGTTATCAGGTATTTTCCAACCACGATAGACATTATACTGTCCTCTACTCATTGGTTTGGCATCTACAATTTTATGGCATTGGTATCTAAACATTATTTAAAACTCCTTTAATTTATTCATCTTCAAAATCATTGTTTATTTCAACACGTTTCCAATCTTTAGCATAAACTAAAGCATTAACACCTAGCGAGCCAAGATACATAAATCGTATATTAGATTCACCATCTTTATTTTCGTGCAGTAAGCCAAGTGCTTTAAGCTCTCGTTTATAGTTATTTACCATAGCTCTACTAACAGCAACATTATCTTTAATAAGCTTTTCATTATTAATAATCTCGCCAGAACGCAATCCAAAAAGAAAAGTGTAAAGTACTTTAGCACCGTTACTAATCTTAGCTTCAGTCATTACTCTGTTTAAGGCATCACTACCCATATCAACTTTTCTTAGAATGTAGTTCATCTTTATAGTACCTATTTTTAACTTCTAATCCGCTAATTGTGCTAGTACCAAGAAACGCTTTATATTCTCTTTTACTAACTTTCTCTATTTCCAAATAACCAGCTCTAATCAATTCCATACGTGTTCTGGTAACAGTACGCTCGCTTAATTTCATTGCTTTCATAAAATAAACATTACTCGCATGTTTACCTGTAGGGAAGCTTTGCATTATGCAATACATGGTCTTTGCATTAGATGATAACCTATTATCATGTATTACATTGTTATCTATCTTAGTAAATCTTTGGTTCACTGTAAGTGACATAATTAGCATTAATGGATACCTGTATTGATAATAATTACACATTTAGTAAGTATGATTGTCAACCACTATATAGCATTATTTAAACTGAGTCATACTCTTTTGTCTAGTTGTATACAAGTCGCCATATTAGCATGGCTCGGACACCTGCTCAAATGACTAGCTAGTTAAGACTGGGAAAACCACGGACATAGTCGCTCCGCTCCTATTCCTAGAAGACCGTTCAAAGCGTCATTAGTCAATCCGCTTCTCACTTGCTTTCCCTCCACTCGTGCAGTGGAGAAAAACAACCACAGCTTGTTTTTACTCCTATACTCACTTCGTTACAGGAAAGGGCTACCGCAAGCTTTACTAAATAACATTAAACCAACTAAACCAACACACAGAGCCATTATCTACCTTACACTCACACATTCACCCTACTTAACAATTAAAACCTCACACAGAGCCATTAAGAGCTTAATATATAATAATTTTTTTAACATTTATTACTTACTAACATAAGTCATTGTTTTATAACGAAAAATTAAGTTATTAGATGGAATTTCATTTTTGAGTATGAATGCAATACTTACTGTTTTAAACCCAAAAACAAAAACACACCCCCCCTATGCACTACCTACCTACTACTGGTACTGCCACCCCTTCAACATACACAGGGCTTTCAGCCCTTAGTGGCAATCTTGCCTTGTTCTAACTTCGGAGTTAATCATGAACATATTCTCATTTATAGGTAACGTATTAGACAAGTCATCAGTAGCTATTGATGAAACCTTAAACGTTGTTGTAGTTGCTGCACGTACAACTCGTAAGACTGTTGAGATGGCAGAAGACGCCATCGACATTCTACGTGAGGAGCAGAGATTAGAAGCTGTAGCTCTAATGGAATCCCTCACTGTTAAACCTCAAGCTAAGAAGTCTTAGCACTAAACCTACCCTAAACGGTAGGTTTTAAATTCAACACATTTAACACAAACACCTCAAGATAGAGAGTTATAAGAGACCTATAACCTTAGTAATCTTTATTATGGAGCTTACTTGTTACTATACTGTACTAATCAGTACTATGCCCTTTCAGGGCTTAATGGCAGTGGTGATTCACTGTACTCATGTTGTTGACGAACAATATGTTTAAGCTGTTGTATAGACGTATGCTTGGTGCTTCTACCAAATTCAAAGAAGCTAGTTAAGAGTCTAGTTAAAACTCTAAAAGGTCTTCGTGCTCCCTTACTCAATTGCACCCAAATTCCTTTAGTCTTTTAATTAATAATGAGAGTCATTATGTCTAATAAAAAGCCAGTAATAATTAGATTTATTAATCGTCAGTGTAGTGACGGTAGTAGTTTTGAATCTTGGATAATGAATAATAAAGTTAAATACTTTTATTTAGTGTTTAGAAGTATGTTGTGGGAGATTAAACATGCGAAATAGTAGAACAGAAGAGGTTAGTACTTGGTGTGATGCTTTCATGTGTAAGCACTCATTAACAAAGCATAGATTCTTTCGTTGGTTGATTAAAATCAAGCAAGAATCTGGTGAATATGTGTCTTCTAATGAAGATGACAAAGGTAATATGAACCTTCATATTTGCTCTGATGGAGACATGATACATATTTATTGTGTTCCTGAAAGAGATGGATGGTTTTGTAAAGTATAAACATGAGAGCTTCGGCTCTCTTTTTATTTAACACAATGCGGTTTCACCGCTTAATGATAATTAATACTGGAGTTAGCTATGGATATGTTAGAAATAATTGAACGTCAGCTTTATAGCTCGACTATTAGTGATGTTGAGCGTGAGCGTCTTGAAAAGAAATACAATGAAATACTAGCTCATAGAGCTAAGTTATTAGAAGATTAAATTAAATACTCCCTGTAATAGGGAGTTGAGGATTTTTTATGTTTAGATTGAGAAAGAATGCAGGTAAAAAAGCCAGAGTTAAGTTGTTAACTTCTGGTGGTTATTTTAATGAAAAGATAGCAGTGGGTGATATTGTTGAAGCCACTATTAAAGATGATTTTGGTGTTGATGTGTTTACTAAAAATACTCCAGAAGGTCTGTATTTTATGGATGGTGAAATTGAGATATTGGAGATATTGTGATGGTAAATATTACTTATGTAGAAGGTGATGCTGTTAAAGCATTAAAAAACGGTAATGTTGATTTCTTGATGCATTGCTGTAATACAAAAGGATTGATGGGAGCTGGCATTGCCAAGCAAGTTAAGCATGAGTTTCCTGAAGCATACGAAAAGTATTATAAGTTCTGTAAGTTATGGAACTTTAATGCAAGTTCGTTAGGTAATGTTATTGAACATGATGGTGTGTTAAATATCATTGGTCAAAGTAGTATTGGTGGTGCTAATAGAAATGTTCATTATGGTGCAATAGCTAAAGCATTCATGCAAATAGCTTTGATGAAGTCTGTTGTAAACAGTGGACGAATGAGACCTACTAAAATTGCAGTACCTGAGTTCATGTGTTGTGGATTGGCTGGTGGTGATTGGAATGTTATGTTGGAATTGTTTGAAATGTTACCTCCAACAATTTCACTTTATGTTTATAAACTGAGGTTAAATTATGAGCGATAGCTTTCATCCAAATGAAATACTAGAAAAAGAGTATCAAGAGTTTCTTAAAGAGTATGGTTTAAGAGATACATTGGTACAAAGACAGTTATTTGAGAGTGCATTTAACAGAGGTGTTTATGCACATCAAGTATCAGGTTATTTCTAAGGGCTTTTTAGCCCTTTTTTATTATTGATAGCTTCGCTATCTGTTGGAGAGTATTTATGGAACGTTCATTTAGAAATACAGTAGCATTTGCGTTGTGTGCCATGTTTTTTATGGTGTTTGTTTTATTTGTTGTTACAGCTATAAATGACTTTGAGTTGTATAAAGCAGAGTCTGAATGTGTAACTGAGTATGTTAATAATGGCGTTGAAAGAAACAGAATACAAACCAGTAATGGCGAGTGTTCGTTAATAGATTGAGAGGTAAAAATGTTAGGTTCATTAATAAGTCAATATGTTGGTAATCTTAATAAATGTCCAAATGTTTTCGTTGTAAAGTTTTATGAGTTTGATTACAACAGTCGTTTTATGGCAGAAGCTAAAAATGGTGTTTTACATCTTGGTAAATTAATGAGACATCCAACAAAATACGGTGTTTGCAATACAAGAGGTTTTTACTATCCAAATGGTAACGATGTAATGTTTGTTCCTTGGAATAGTAGAAACCATTTACAATCTCGTCTTGCATTTACATGTTGTAGTGTTCATGAAGCTAAAAGAGATGTTGAATTAAGTATGCTTAGAAACAAGCTTTTAAACATGCTTGATTTAATTCATACAACTGGATTGTATTTAGAAAATAAGGTGGAGTACGGTGATTCAAGAATACATACAGGAGGTGCTTGAACTTCCAAACGTTATGATTAACTCTAGTTACATATCTGCTATTAAGAACTTTGATTATATTGATTCACAGCATAATAAACATTTACTTGTTGTTGGTGAAATTAGTGTACCTAAACCTGTCAATAAAACATTCTTTGTTTACATAAATAATGATGGGCTTTGGTACTCTGATGTAAATGGTATCAAGCTATTACCTTTTCATTGTGATTGGCACAAGAAATGCTGGATACCAATTACTTACCATAGAATTGATTGCAATGAATGGCCTGATTTACAGGACTTAAAACATTCAATTGAAAGTGTTACTGGTTTAGCTAAAACAACAGGTATTTATACTGAAATAGAACAATTGGAGTAATTTATGAAAGTAATATTTGCAGGTGGTAGAGATTTTTATAATAAAGAAATAGCTGAAGGAATTATTCATAATGCATACAGTAATCACTTTCTTCCACCAGCTCATGAGTTGACTGGAATTAGTGGTAGAGCTATAGGTGCTGATACTACTTTTAGTAATGTTTTAATTTCTTTTGAAGTAGGTGTGGATGAGTTTCCAGCTAAGTGGGATGACATTTGTAGTACCGCGGATAATCCAGTAAAAATGGCAATACGTAATGGTAAACCATATAACAAACTAGCAGGTTTTAATCGTAATAGATTAATGTCTGATATTGCTGATAAATTAATTGCTGTATGGAATGGAAGTAGTGGAACTAAAAACATGATAGTGGCAATGATTAAAAAGGATAAACCTGTACTTGTATATGATTACAGTGGAGTAATTATGTTTACTCATGAAAGTGAGCAAAGTATTAGGGAATCAATTGCTAAATTGAATAGTCTGAATTACTAGTTACGTTAATGTTTTAAGAACCTTTATCGGTTCTTAAAACTCTTACACAAACACATTCTCTCTTCGAATTATATATCTGCGTAACATTCCAAGTTCTTGGCGTTTCACGCCTTAATGACATATTAGAGCAATTTTGCTCGTGTCTTAATATCCTTGGAGGATTCAAAAAATGGCTCAACAAGTTGAAAATGCAAATAATGGTGGTTATTCGGCTAAACCTAACAAAAAGCAATGTGATGCTTATGTAAACATTGATTTTGTTGATAGTAATGGTGTTGCACATCGTTATCAAGCATTCAATCCTTTGTATGAAGAAGGTAGTAAGCTTCAACGTAGTCTTGTTAACAAGGCAAAAGCATCTAAAAATGGTGAAATTGAAGTTAAAGGTAAAATCACTATTCGTGTTGCTACAAAAGACGATGGTTCAGACATCTCTTTCTAAATTTAAGCTCCTTCGGGAGCTTTATTTTTTGTTTGATTATATTAATGGAGGTAAGACAGTATGAATCAAATTAAAGTATTGAGCCAAATAGTAAACGAGGATAAGTACGCTAAACGTGAAATTAATACTCGTATTTGGAAAGATTTAAGTAAATGTGAAGACCTAGCACCAACTTTAAAGCTATTAAAAGCTCAAGTGCTAGACTACAAAGCCAAGTACAGAAACTATTGGTACAGTAAAGCTGTGAGGTGTTTTACGTTAGGTGAATTTAACAATACTGAAGATGTTATGACTTATATATCTGTTGGTGCTATGAAAACAAGCCAAGGTAATCCTGTACCTATTCATGGAATGGTAGAGTATGTAGCACGTAGACTTGAGGGATATTCTAACCACATGGATGCTGTGCGTACTGCAAGTGAGTTAATAGCTTTAGGTGCTTATAGTGATTTGTATGACATTATATCTGCTAAGACTAGTGAAACTGGTTCTTTAATGATTAAAAGCAGGTGGAAGTTGGACTTAGATACAGAACAATACATTACAGATACTATGTATTTACCACCAATGATTTGTCCACCTAACAAGATAGAAAGTAATACTAGCTCTGGATATATCAATCCAATAGCTGAATCAGTAGTACTAAAGTCTCATAACCATCACAATATGCCACTAGGTTTAGATGCTTTAAATATAGCTAATTCTGTTAAATTTGAATTAGATACTTTTATACTTAATAACTACGAAGAAACCCCAACAAAAGAGTTGGATACTGTAGAAAAAGTTAAGAACTTTCAACTGTTGAAAAACAGCAGTAAAAAGGTTTATGAGCTGTTGATACAACAAGGTAATGAGTTTTGGTTTTCTTGGAGATTTGATAAACGTGGTCGTATGTACAGCCAAGGTTATCATGTCAACATTCAATCAACTGAGTATAAAAAAGCATTAATTAATTTAGCAAATAAAGAACATATTGCTATAGAACGTAGTTAAGGTATTTAGATGGTTAAATTAACTGAAGTACAAACCTTGTTTGTAAATCATACAATGATTGCTGTATTAGATGACCCAAATGAAACAGACCCAGAAGCTGGTTTATTTCAAGTTTGGGATTATTTAGAAGAACAAGGTTACGCTACTCATTTTATTCAAGCTTATATAGATAAGAATGGTGAGTTTCTTACTAACAGAGCACTTCTTGCTAAAATGGTGGATTTATAATGGCTAATAAAAGTCAACAAAACAGAGAGCGTAAGAACAAACGTGCTGAACTCAAAAGACATTACAAGAAAACAGCAATCAAACGTATGAAAAAAATGAATGAGCATTACGTAGAAAGTGAACTTGTTTTTGCTTGTGCAAGATATGTTATTGATGTTTTAAATCATAGTGTTACTTACTGGAAAACTATTATGAAAACAAAAGAACCTGACAAATTAGCTAATGTGTTAAAAAGTTATATTATGGACGAACGTGAAATATCTGATGTTGTTTCAAAAGAAGAATGTGATAAATTATTTCCATTTTTAACAGAAATACATGTAAGACAAGGAGATTTATTTGATTGGAAACAAGCAATTAATTCGTTAAAAATTACCCATGAATTAGACACTGATAAAGCATTTTTTGTCTTTGTTCAGTGGACTAAATACCTTGATAGCAGAAAAGCATTATTAAAAGCTATCGACTTTAGTTAAGGAATTTACTATGCAGAAGTTTACACCTTATGAATATTTATTGATTAGTATGGCTAACGCCAATGGAATGGACAAATTAACATGGGATGAACGTTTATCGTGGTCTGATAACTTTGTTAAATTGTCTTTTAAAGACCAGTTAGCTTTTGCTAAAGAGGAATGTACAGATGAATCTGTGCTTTTAGCCAAAGCTATTAATGCACATAACGAAATATTAAAAGGTAATAATGTCGGTTTTATGTGTAATTTAGATGCAACAGCTTCTGGAATACAAATAATGTCAGCAGTTACTGGATGTAAAGACTCAGCTATTAAAGTGAATCTCATTGATAACAACAAACGTAACGACATTTACTTTGATATTTCCAATGATATGAATGTAATTCATGGCTGTAATACAACTCGTGACATGCTTAAGAAACCAATAATGACAGCTTTTTACAACAGTACTAAACAACCTGAATTGTTGTTTGGTAAAGGTACTTCCGAATTAGAAGCATTTAATAAATGTCTTCAAGTTGGTTTAAAAGGTGCTTACAGGCTGTTGTTGGATATTCAAACCTTACAGGACTCAGAAGCTCTTGATTATACTTGGACGCTTCCTGATGGTCATACAGCGTATGTACCAGTAATGGGAAAGGTAGATAAAAAAGTTGAAATAGCTGAATTAAATAAAGCTACATTCACTTTCAGAACATCTGAGCAAATGGCTAAAGAGTTTGATTTATCTTTACCAGCTAATGTAGTTCACAGTTTAGATGCTTATATTGTGCGTCAGTTGTATCGTAGAGCACATGTTCGCGGATATGAAATGACTACTATTCATGATTCGTTTTGGGCTTCACCAAACCATATAGAAGATATTCGTATTGGATATGCAGATGAGTTAGCTAAATTAGCTGAATCAAATGTAATTCAGAATATATTAAATCAGATTGCAGGAACTAACGGAGTATTTAACAAGTACTCACAAGACTTGGCTCAATCAATTCGTGAATCTAACTATTCTTTGTCATAAAAACCTATATACTACCTAAATCCCACTCCTTCGGAGTGTGGGTTTGGAGAGTATATTTATTTTTTTACTCATAAAACTAAACCTAGTAACTAACAAGTACTAAATAGCTAATTTTGGCTAAGAGTACCTAAACACTGTTGACTCAGATAGTCTTCAATATTGTAGGAATAAATATGCCAAAAAAACGTAAAACAAAAAAATATAACCCAAACAAAACTGCACCAGTTCTAGCTGATAATTACTTAAGAAGAAATAAATTAGCTGTTTGGTTTACATGTAATATGAAAAATGCAGAAGTATTATCTATACCAAAACAAACATTGTTTATACCCAACAGTGTTACTGCATCTTTTATTACTGACTATCCTCATTTCTGGAATTACACTTTAATTGTTTTTTGTCGAGACCAAAAAAAGCAAGAATATATTGTTACAGGTGAACCAGAGTTAGCCAGTGAAAATGGTATTCCGCTATCTAAACGTAGACTTAAACAAGCTGACCTTGCAGCAGCTCTTAATACTGCACACATTGACTTTATGAAAGAAAATGTAAACTCACTTCATGTTGCTAATACAGGTTGGCTTGCTTTTCCATACAACTGTGAATTATCAGAAGAAGCTATTTGCAAAATTGCTGATAAACATAATGTATGGAATTACAAAACTAAATGGGAAACAGAAGTTCAATCAAAAATTAAAAGCCGACAAGAAACTGTCAATTTAATTCAACATAAACCAGTATTAAATAAATCTAAACTGGATAAACCATAGGACTATTTATGGCAACTAAAGGTATTTTACATAAACAGTTTATGGATGCTTCTGTTAAAAAGAAAATTACTTACAGTGCTGCTGAAAGCAGTGCATTAACTATATTTTTTGGATTAGAAAATTCAAATAATTTAATTTCTCGAAAAAGTCTTGCTCTTTATCATCAGGGAATGGAATTAGTTAAAAAAACTTTAAATGAGGAAATATCTCATGTCTCAAAACCTTAATACAGTAACTATTAGTACTTCAGAATACATAGAACTAACGAATAAAAGTGAAATGTATCGTAAAGCTTTAGCTAATGAAGCATTTAAAGTACGTATTGTGGGTGTCTCTTATAAAAAAGATACAAAAAAATTTGTTGAGTTAAGTGATTTTAAAGAAATTGTTGACCCAATAAATGCAAGTTTGTTTAAAAGAATAGAAATGGTAAATTGCGTCTATGAAAAAACTATATTTAATAATAAAAAAGAAATAATAACACTTAAAAAAGAACTTGCTGAACTTAAACGTACCAAATCTTTTTGGTCAATTTTTAAAAGGAAATCAAATGTTAACTAAACTACAACTAGATAAAATGATTCAACTACAAAATGAAATTAATTGTAAAGTTAATCCAAATTGGATTAATGCCAATAATAATTGGTGTACAGCAATATTAGCTGAATCTGTTGAAGCTATTGACCATCATGGATGGAAATGGTGGAAAAAACAAAAACCAGACATGGCTCAAGTACAAATGGAGCTTGTGGATATTTGGCATTTTGGTTTATCACATACACTTGTTTTAAAAGACCAAAATTCAATAATAGATTGTGCTCAATTTTTACAAAATAAAGACATTTTTATTGAATTTGATGGAATCATATATGATTACTCTAATATGACTTTATTAAACAATCTTCAACTTATGGCTGGATTAGCTGCTGCTAACTTGTTTAGTCCTTGTTTGTTTTATTTTATATGTGAACAAGCTTTATTACCTGTTAATGAACTTTATAAACAGTATCTTGCTAAAAATGTATTAAACTTTTTTAGACAGCAAAATGGTTATAAAGACGGCAGTTACATTAAAATATGGAATGGTCGTGAAGATAACGAATGGTTAGTTGATATAATGAACAATGTTGATATGGAAGACCCCAACATTGATGAAATTATACATAATCAATTAGGTGCTGCATACGCTTCTATTAAACAATAAATTTCTCCCACTTTAGACCCTTCGGGGTCTTTTTTTTTTGTGAGTAAACAAAATGAAAAAGGAAAAAATCATGTCTAAAACAGCGTGGGGACAAGAGTTTGACGCAAAACGTAAAGCTTGGAGTGAAATTGAAACTTTAAAAAAACGCAATGCACAGCTTGAGCTAGAAGCAGGTAATTATAAAGGTTCTTTTGAAGTAGTTAGTGAACGTGCTGATAGACTTCAAAAAGAAGCACTTCAACAATCTAAGCGCATTGTAATAATTGAACAAGAAAACATGAAATTAAAACATTGTCTTAAAACAATACTTGAAGGTACTGTTATGGACGCATATGGCAATATTGACCCAGATAAAGGAATAAACATTTGGGCTGCATATGACCAAACAGTACCATCTACTGTACTGCAAGACATTGCTGAAAGGATTAATAAAATTCTGGAAGAAACCAAATGAAAAAATTCAATCCTTTTAACCCAAAGTTTGACGGCTTTTACATGAGCATAGCTGAGAAAGCTGCATTAGAGTCTGTAGACAGAAAACGTAAAGTTGGTGCGGTAATTGTATTGCCAAGTGGTATGATTGGTCTTGGTTGGAATGGTATGCCAACAGGTTTTGATAATGAATGTCAAAGCGAAAGTTGGAGTAACAGTACTTGTACTTTAACAACCAAACCTGAAGTAATACATGCAGAACGTAATGCATTAGACAAGCTTACAAGAGAAGGTGTTTCACCAGAAGAAGCAGTTCTTTTTGTGACAACAGCACCTTGTATTGAGTGTGCAAAATCCATTGCTTCTGTAGGTATAACCGATGTTCATTATTTAAATGAATATAAAAACAAAAAAGGTATTGACCATCTCGTATTTACAGGTGTTCGCGTACATAAATTTGATAAGGAAACGTAATGACAATAAGAGCAAGAATAATAGCAGATAGTATTAATCCAAAAGGTGAACGTATTACTACTTTTGAACTTGAATACCATAGATTTATTCATGCTGAGTTTATGACTCATAGAGATTTTTCTCGTAATGCTGCAAGTAGTAGAGCCATACCTATAATGAAAGCTATTAAATTAGTTTGGTCAAACATGGCTGTACCAATTCATTGGGGTAAAAAACAAGCTGGTATGCAAGCTGATGTTGAACTTGGTTCAGTACGTAAATTCTTTGCTAAAGCAATTTGGAAATTTACTGGCTATATGGTTAGTGTTCTTACTTTATTGCTTAAAAGTGTTGGTGTACATAAGCAAGTAGCTAACAGAATGCTTGAACCTTGGACACACATTAAAGTAGTAATGACGACTACTAAAATGGATAACTGGAATACATTACGTGCTCACAAAGATGCACAACCAGAAATTAGAGAATTAGCTAATCAAATGAATCGTGCCATGCTTAATAATAAACCTGAATTACTTGATTGGGGTCAATGGCATTTACCTTACGTTAGTGAAAATGATAAAGAAAAATATCCAATTAAAACTTTAGTTAAAATGTCAGTAACTGCTTGTGCTCAAGTTAGTTACAGAGTACTAGATACTAGTATTGATAAAGTAAATAGAGTTTTTGGTTTATTAATTAATGCTGATGTTATCCATGCAAGTCCGTTTGAACATGTTGCTCGTGTTACTAAAAAAGGTGGTTCTGGTAATTTTACAGGTAGTTTTTGGCGACAATATCGTTTTTATGTAGAAAAAGGAATTGAACCTCCACTTGATTAAATCGCTTTCAGCGATTATGATTGAGTTGTTGGTTAATTCCTTTCCAACTGTTTAAAACTTCTGCCAAGTTATAGCCACCTTCGGGTGGCTTTTTTGCGTCTAAAGGAATAAATTGTGATTAAAAAATCTTCTCAAAAACGTGCTTTAATACGTTGCTGTTCGTCTTGTGAATATATATATGATATACGGTTGTCTTATAGAAATGATTGTCCTGTGTGTGGTTTTGCTTCGTATGGTGGCAGGTTTATACATGGAAATAAAGTTTACACTTACCTTAAAACACAAAAACCATTTTACGATAAAAAAATGAATAGAGCTGCTTCTAAAGCGTACAAGCAAGCCAAGCATTTAGACGATAAAGCTAAAGAAATGTCTAGAAGTTATTTTATGCTTAAGATAGGAATTACATAATGCCAAAATGTCCTACCTGCAATAAACCAAGCAAACTAGTCACTGGTGATGTTATATATCCACACAGACCAGACTTATCAAATAAATACTTTTATTTGTGTAAAAAGCATAACAGCTATGTTGGATGCCATCCAGATAGTAAAGATGCATTAGGTAATTTAGCTGATGCTGCAACTAGAGAATTAAGAAGCAGAGTTCATAAGATGTTTGACCCTTTATGGAAAGATAAACATTTTAAATCTCGAAAAGTTGCTTATGAATGGTTTGCTTATTCGTTAAAAATAAAACGCCAAAAATGTCATGTAGCTATGTTTGATGAAGTTCAATGTCATCAAGCTTTAGCTATCCTACAAGAACAATGGGATGAAATTAAAATAGATATTAAACGTGTTGCTGAATACAACAAATGGCAACCAAAAAAATCACTATTTAGAAAGGAATAATTCCAAATGAGACTTAATATATCAAAAGAACAAACTATTAGAGGTGGTTCTAAACCAATAGAATCTAATGTACATAAAACCACAATAAACAATACTATTTTTAGAATTGTTACTAAAGGTCTTTATATTCGTCCAATCGAAGCTATTGTAAGAGAAATCTCTACTAATGCTTTAGACGGTCACATTGCTGCTGGCAAACCAGAAGTACCATTTCACGTTACCCTACCTTCAAAAATGAATCCAAACTTTATAGTTAGAGATTTTGGTTGCAGTATGGATAACAAAACAGTTTTTAATGTGTATGGTATCTTAGGTGAATCAACTAAAAACTCAACCAGTAATTCTATTGGTGGTTGGGGTGTTGGTGGTAAATCACCTGCTGCATATACAGATACGTTTTTCATTACCACTTACAAAGACGGTATTAGACGTATTTACCAAAGTTCTTCATTACAGAACACTACGCCATTAGAGCTTCTATTAGAAGATATTACTGACAACCCTGACGGTGTAGAAGTTAAAGTGCCTGTTAAAGAAGAAGACTTTTATCGTTTCAATAATGCTGCTAAAACACAACTTGCTGCATTTGATGTTAAGCCAACAATCTTGAACAGAGATTACTTAATAGATTTTGAGTACAGGTTTGACCTTGAAACAGCTAGGTCTTTTCCAGTAACTGCAACTATCTGTATACCAGATGATGAAGGTAATCTTGTTGATAAAAAAACTACTGTTAATGTTTATGAGTCATGCATTAATGATGCACTTGCTGTTCGTATGGGATGTGTTGTATATCCTATTAACGTTACATCAGAGTTTTATAGTGACTACTCTGAAACACTAAACAAGATTGAAGATGTATCAGGTGTTAATTCTTTACTTTTAGACTTACCAGTTGACAGTGTAGACATAAAACCTTCTAGAGAAGATTTAGATTACACAGAACGTACTAATGATGTGCTTAACGCATTAATGTCTCGTATGTTTGCTCACTACAGAAGAAAAGCAGTTACTGTTGCGTTTAAAGCAAGACACTTACCCTTTGTTCAAAAGTGTAATTTTATTGTGGAAAACTCACCTAACGAAGGTATGTTGACTTATTTAGCTAGAAAAATTAAGTCTAAAACTCCATTTTCAAAAAATCCTATTTTGCTTACAGAAATCGACAAAGTTTTTAATAATAATCTCAGACGAGATTTAAAAGAAGCTGCAAAAGTTGATGACATCTACATAGATTTTGTTGTTACTGAAGGTGAAAAAGCTAAAAAAATGGGTAATTCTGATACTGGATTTAGATTTGGCGAATCCAAAAGCATTGCTATTGTTAGAAAATGTCCAAGCTATATTAAAAAAATAAGTTATTGGTCAGAACAAGGAGAATTACCTGAATCTGGTTTGTACAGAGCTAAACAGCATTACAATCATTATTATAATCGTGAAAAAGAAGTACTTAGTGTTTATACAAAACATGAAGCAGCTTTTGATAAGTACCTTTGTTTAAGTGATGCTCAAATAGATACTTTTAAACCAGTGTTTGAAAAGTATTATGAAAATGTAGAAATAATTGATTTGGAAGATATTCCTAAAGCTGAACGTATAGCGCGTCAGTCTAGCGGAAGCACTTATCAACCAACTAAAGTAATTCCTACAGTTGCATACTCAGGTAATGGTAGATGTAAAGACATTGATTTTAGTGGCACTTACTCTTTTAAAACTGCCAATATAATCAAAAATAAATATCTAGAAGGTGTTTTTAAACCAACTTACTTTGTTGCTATTTACGATAATAATTATCGTATGGCTGACCATAATTTAATGAAAGCATTATGTGTTTATTTAGATGTTAACGTTGCTGTATTTAAAGTACCTCAAAGCTACGCTACAAAGCTAGTTGAAAAAGATGGACTAGAGTTTTGTGTCTTCGACACACTAACTAAAAATCTTACTACTCAAATCACTGAATCTCAAAGAAGCGAATTATCTGCTCAATATTTAACGTACAGAAAATACGAAGAATACAAAAGTAATGTTTCTTACAGAGGTTTAGCAAGCGTTTTAACTAGAAGTGATATTTATCCAATTGTTCACAAACATTTCTTTAAGTTTTTACCTGATGTTATTCCGTCAGAAGTAGACCATAAATACTTATCAAGTAGGTTTATTACAAAAGAAAGTTTGAGAATTGCTATAACTGAAGGTAAGTCTCTTGCTAAACGTGTCACAAAAAGAGTTGATATTATTAAACAAAATAAACCAACTCTGACACTTGTTGATGGGGTAACTGATAAAAATATCGTTATTCAATTATTAAAATTTAACTTTAAAGGAATCGTAACTGATGAAAACAACTAAAGAACTTGAAATAGAAATACGTAATAAAAAAATGATTGCTGAGTATGAAAAACGCTTGTTGAAAGCTCCTGTAAACAAAACTAAGTTTGCAGAAGAATTTGACACTAGTTTACGTACTCTTAATCGCGTTTTAGACGATGTTGGCTTAAAACAAGCTAAACATGTGCCAGCTTCTACTAAAACCAAGTTAACACCTGAACCAGAAGTAGTTGAAACTGCTAATGTTGAAAAACAAAAAGTTCAGTCCAATATTACTGTTGAAACTGAAGTTGAAACTCGTGAGTTGTCTAACTCAGACACTGAAATGACACCTACCAAAGAGCCAGTAAAAACTACTGGTGTTGTCGTTGAAGCTGCTCAAATAATATCTTGGACAGTAGACAAAAAACGTTTCATTAGCGTGTTACTGGATGATGGTGAAACCATTTCTGTACAACACTCTCACGAAAACTATGATGAAATAATACACCACCTTGCGGTGGCTGACTATGATGCTGCTTTAGAAAAAATGTCGCTAAAGCATAAAATGAAAAGTCTTTGTCTTGGTGGTTTTGTTGTTAGTGAGCATGGTTTAATTTTTAATGGTTCTGTTGTTAAAAATGACATCGTTGAAGACGTTGTTGACATGTTTAATCGTGATGAACCAATAGAACACATGTTGCGTTTCTATGAAAACCTTATGATGACACCATCTCACCACATATTTACTCACTTGTGGAAGCTAATTAAACATGCTGGCGTTACTATTACCCCTGAAGGTAATGTTGAATGCTATAAGCGTGTTAATCTTGATTTCACTGATTGCTACAGTGGCAAAATACCAAATAATATTGGTGACACTGTGACAATGCGTAGAAGTGAAGTTAATGCTGATTATAAGCAAACTTGTTCTCATGGATTACATGTTTGTGCCAAGCAGTATTTACAATCAAGTGGTTATGGTAGCAGTGGTATTATTGTTAAGGTCGTAGTACGTCCTCAAGACTTTGTTGCTATCCCACCAGACTATCAATTCACAAAAGCTCGTACTTGTAGTTATAAAGTTATTGGTTTAGCAGAAGATTAATCTCAATGCTACTGCATTAATGTGTAGTAGCTATTTTTATTTTATAAAGGAAATTACCACATGGCTATCAAATATTCTATTACACCTAAAAGCGCAAAACGTGCAATTTTACCTGTTTTAATGTCTGGATTATGTCCAATGCTTACTTCAAGTCCGGGAATTGGTAAATCAGCAATAGGTGCTGAAATTTGTAATGATTTTAACTTACAAATGATTGACCTTAGATTAAGTACTGTTGACCCAACTGATTTAACAGGTTTTATTGCTCCAAATTTACAAACAAAAAGAGCTGATTATCTTCCACCTTCAATTTTTCCATTGGAAGGTTTAGATGAATTACCTGAAGGTAAAGCAGGTTGGTTGTTGTTCTTAGATGAAATCACTGCTGCACCTCCTGCTATTCAAGCGGCTGCATATAAGCTTATTTTAGATAGAATGGTAGGTGAGCATAAGTTACATTCAAAAGTCATTATAATGGCTGCTGGTAACGGTATTAAAGATAATGCTGTTGCATCTAGAATGTCTACTGCACTGCAATCTCGTATGGTTCATTTTGAAATGGAAGCCAATGCACAAGAATGGATTGAATTTGCTATTAATGCTAAATACGATTCTCGTGTTATTGCTTATGTTGAGCACAAACCAAGTGTGTTAAATTCTTTTGACCCTTCTCATTCAGATAAAACATTTGCTTGTTCTCGTACAATAGAATTTTTAAGTAAAGTAATTCGCAAGCTACCTAAAGGTGCTAATGCTCATGATTATGAATGGATGCCACTTTATGCAGGTACTGTTGGCAAAGGTGTTGGTACTGAGTTTCGTGCATTTTTAGAAATTTATAAAGATTTAGTTAAGTTTGAACAAATTGAATTAAATCCTACTACTGCACCAATTCCTGAAGAACCAAGTGCAATGTTTGCTGTTGCTGGTGTTATTGGTGACAGAACAACTTCTACTAACATTAGAGATGTTATGAAATATGTAGAACGTTTACCTGTAGAACATCAAGTTTCAGCAATTAAAAAGATTGGTGCTAACAAGCCAGAACTTAAAAGCAATCTAGCTTTTATTGAATGGTTGGATGTTAACGCTAAAAAACTTTTTTAATGAATGTTTATCAAAAATTAAAAGATGCTGATTTAGATTTATCAAACTGGTGCTCAGATTTGTATGTACCAGTTTCGATTAAATCTACTGAAATCATTGACGATTATTTATATAAGCAAAACGTAACAACATTTAGATGTAAAATTAACAACATAATGATGTATGAAATACCTTTTGCTTATCCCCATCATAGAACAAAATTATTAAGGAATTAATATGTCTGACAAAGAGCAAGAAGTGCAAATTGCACCTGAAGTATTAAAACAAGCTAATGCTGCTTTAGATAAAGCAAAATTACAGCTTATTTCTATTAAAAAAAGTGTGTTTACTACTACTATGCTCTTTAGCTTAAAACTAAAATGGGATGCTTCTGTACCAACAGCAAATGTAGATGGCGTTACTTTACGTATTAATCCAACTTTCTTTTTAGATTTTACTGCACCACAAAGAGTTTTTTTATTAGCTCATGAAACATGGCATGTAGCATTTGAACATATTACACGTTATACCGATTTAGCAGGATATGATGAAGACCCAAAACTAAATAGTGCATGTTTTAAAACATTTAACGAAGCTGCTGACCATGCTATTAATCTTATGCTTAAAGAAAAAGGGTATTCTATTCCTCAAAATGCTTGTTGTAACGTTAAATATAGCAATATGACTACTGAGCAAATCTATAATGATTTAATGAAAAACAATACACAAAATCCCAACTTTCAACCTGATTTCACTCCTTCAGTTGGTAAAGGTGCTACAGCTCCTAAAGGTGCGTTAAGCAAAGAACAAATACAGCAAAAAATAGATGAACTTTTAGTTAAAGCATCTGTTGCTTCTAAAATGAATCCTGATGCTGATGGTTCAACTGAAGATGTACCTAGTAGCGTTGCAGAACGTATTGAAGAATTAGTGAATCCAAGAGTTGATTGGGCTACTTTACTACGTAATTATATGTTTGATTTAGTGCGTGATGATTATTCATACAAACGTCCAAACAAACGTTATATGCCAGATTTAATTATTCCTAGTTTATACTCTTTAGGTATGGGAAGGCTTGCATGTGGTATTGATATTTCTGGTTCTGTTTGTGACCAACAATTTAATTGTTTTAAATCTGAAATTGAACAAATTAAATCTGTTCTTAGTCCTGAAGTTACTGAAATTATTCAATGGCATCATGAAATTTCAGACATTAAAGAAGTAGACCGTTATCAATCATTAGATGGTATTGAATTTAAAGATACTGGTGGAACTAATGTTTATCCCTTATTAGAACATTGGATACAAAATCCTCCTGTTGTTGCTGTTATATTTACAGATGGTTATTTCAGACCTTATGATAAACCAGAAAAAATTAACTTTCCTGTAATTTGGGTTATTTACGATAATGACCGATTTAAACCTGACTTTGGTAGTGTAATTCTATATGACCCAGAAATTAATTGAACAATTAATTAAAGAAAACGATGCTTTATTAGAACGTACTCAAAACACTGAAAACCGTATAGATGCAGTAGCTGAATTAAGCTATAAATATGCATTAGAAGGTCATTCTAATATGAACATTAACGAAATTCATAAAGCTTGGATTCAAGCTTTTGAAACTCATTTAAAATTTGAGATATAACATGTCTGAATTAATAACTGATAATGAATTAATTAAAAATAAACTTGATGACTTTATTAAAAGTACTGAGTTGTCTTCTTTTTTTGAAAAAGAAAAAAACGATTTAGCTATTATTACGTTATCACCCCACTCAAGCAAATCTATTGTTATGGAATACGCTGATGCAGTAGCTTTTATGAAACTTTTTCATAAAAGTGAAGAATTAGATGTAAGTTATAACAATGAAATGACCATCCCTAAAGTACATTCTTTTAATGAAATAACCATTAAAACTCTTAATGTTGTTAAATTTAGAAGAATTAAAATTGCTCATCATTTAAATATAGATTTAAGAGCAATGAATACTTTATTGGATGGCGAAGAGGATAGACCTTTCTAATGACTTTTGACTTAAATAAATTATCTCAAGACAAACTTAATTTAACTCCTGTTTTGTCTCAAATGTTTTCTAACCCAAAACAACAAACTCTTCGCATACAAGGGCCAGCAGGAACTGGTAAAACTACTGTAATTGAAATGATAGTACGCCATTTTCTTAAGTTTAATGAAATACAACGTCTTATTGATTCAGAAACTAAAAAAATGTCTTCTAGTAATGTTTTTTTGTGTGCTACTACTAATAAAGCATTAGCAGTAATATCTGATTTAGTTGCTAAAAATTTAGAAAATGAATTTGGTTTGCTTACTTGTAAAACTATTTACAGTTTACTTACTCTTAAAGTTTTTACTGATTACAACACAGGACAAACTAAAGTTAGTCGCAATCTAAGACAAAGTTGTATGGCTTTTCCTAAAAACTCATTAATTATTATTGATGAAGCCAGTTACACTGATGGGATTTTGTGGTCACACATTAAAGACCAATTACTTGATAAAGATTTAAACGTTATTTTTATTGCTGATTTTTATCAGGCTACGCCTGTTGGTTCGAGTACATCTCCAATATTTGCTCCAGATATTCCTGTATACGAGCTTACAGAACGTTTTCGTTATCCTAATGGTTCAGCTATACATTTAAATTCTATGGCTTTTGAGAGAGCTATAGACACTGGTAACGTTGAGCAATTGTTATTTGATAACACTTTTGAAATTGTAAAACGTGCTGATTTAGATGAATTAATTAAACACCATTTAGTTGATAACGATTTTGATACTAAAATTTTAGCTTATAAAAATAAAGTTGTTGTTGATTACAATAACCAAATTTGTAAAGCCAAATATGGTGATACTTTTTTCCATGTAGGACAGCAAGTAACTTCCAATAAATTTTATACTTTTGGTCAATGTGTTATCCGTAACGAACAAAAACTTACTGTTCGTAAATTAGGTGATGAATACGTAACTGATAGTGGGTTAAAGCTTAGAAATGTTTTATTTCAGGAAACAGGAAACGCACAATTTTCAGTACCTTCTGACTTTCATCAATTTTATGCAATTTTAAAAAAGTATAAAGATGCTAAAAACTGGAATGAGTATTATAACTTAAGTGAAACTATTTTAGACATTAGACATTCGTGGGCTTCCACAGTGCATAAAGCACAAGGTAGTACTTATGATTATGCAATAGTAGATTTTACTGACATGTTAGGTATTACTAATCCACAGTTGTTTTATCGTCTTTTAAATGTAGCTACTACTAGACCAAGATATAAAGTTTTTATTTGTAAGGATTAAAAATGGCAGTATTTAACTCATATATAAAAAATAATTTTTCAATGTTCCTTGTTGATAATATTTTTACTGAATTATTTAAAGGGATTCAACAAAGAACAGACGAACTTGTTGTTCGTAATGGTATTTTAATTAACTCTAATTCAGGTGGTTATGTACTTAATGATTACAATTTTATTCATTCAGTTAGTGACCTTTCAACTTTTGAAAAACAACACATATTACGGATGAATTTAAGTGCTCCACATCCTGATATTGTTGCTGATAGTTTAGAGTTATTAGCATCAATTAATAAAATAGACATGGATAAAATGCGGTTTACTGGTTTAATAAACGGTATGCTTAGTGTTTGTAAAACTGTTGAAGATTTTCAAGAAATTTTTGATGATATGTTTAGACAATTAATTATTATTTTTGATGTTAAGTTTAATTCTAATCTTTCAACAAAATCTTCAAAAAAGCATACTATTTCTAACTATGATTTAGATTATGCTAATGAATTTAAATTAACGTTTAAAACTCAATATGACCGTTATAGATTTTTAACTGAAATAGTAGGTATTTAATATGCTTAGTAAGCTCAAATTTGTTCAATTTGGTTTAATGCAAGAAAGTTATAAAGTAGTAATACTTTCTAAAGAAGAGTCATTAAATAAAGACGAGCTTATTAAGTATTACATTAATCCAATCATTAAAAATAATCCAAAACTTACATTAGATGATTTTATTGCGCTTAACCTTGACTTTGTTAATGGTAAAGCAAAAGTAAATGACACTATTAAGCCTTGGCTTACATTCTTAAGTGAAACTATTAAGTGTGAGTTACTGGTTGTTACTGATTCGTCTTATTACAAAGTACTGACTAATGCAAAGAAAACAGGACATGCATACGGTACTGTAAGTGACTGTACCTTTAAAGGTTTTGAAAAGATTAAAGCAGTTCTTAGTCTTAACTACAGAACTGTATTCTATGACACTAAAAATCAAGACAAGATAGCACTGTCTAATAAAGCAGTAGCTGGTTATTTTGATGGTTCAGTACTTTTTGATGACATTGTTCATTCAGCTTGTTATCCAAATGATGAAATAGAAATTGAATCATTTTTAGATTCACTTCACCAGTACAATGTGCTTTCTTGTGATATAGAAGCATATTCTCTTAAACACTACAAAGCTGGCATAGGCTCTATTTCATTTGCATGGGATAAGCATAACGGTGGTGCTTTTTTAGTTAGCAGACATTGTAATACTAAACATTATGGCATTTATAAATTGTTAAAAAAGTTCTTTTACAAATTTCTTATAAAGGATAAGAAAAAGTTTATTTGGCATAATATTAGTTATGATGCAAAAATTCTCATTTGGGAATTGCTTATGGAGTCTGACCATTCAAAGAAAGAAGCACTGTTGTTAGGTCTTGAGATGTTTACTAACTCTTTTAGGTTTGAAGACACTAAGCTTATAGCTTACTTGGCTACTAACTCATGTGCTGGTAACGAACTTGGTCTTAAGTCTTTGGCTTTACCATTTGCAGGTAACTATGCTTTAGAAGATGACGATATAAAAGACATCTCTAAAATACCCACTAAAAAGCTACTACAGTACAATTTAGTTGATACTTTAAGTACTTGGTATGTTTATGACACTTACTACCCTAAAATGGTTGCTGACGGTCAATTAGAGATATACAACACAATCTTAAAACCATCTGTTGATGTACTAATGCAAGCTGAACTTCATGGTATGCCAATAAACATGGTAAAAGTTCAACATGCTAAATCTGTATTAAGTGAAATTGTTAATAATTGTTACACACAAATAAATAAAAACATTTATGTTAAACGTTTTACAGAATTTAAAAGATGTACTCTTTATCATGAGTTACATAATAAATGGAAAAAGAAAAGTTTACCTCTTCATTCAGATTCTTTTAAATTTGAAATTAACATAAATTCATCTAATCAATTAGTTGAACTTTTGTACGAAATGCTTGATTTACCTGTGTTAGATAAAACAGATACAGGTTTACCAGCAGCAGGTGTTAAAACACTTAAAAAACTTAAAAATCATACATCTAATCCAATAATCCAAGATATTCTTGATACAATTATTGAATTTAGTAGTGCTGTTAAAATATTAACATCGTTTATTCCAGCGTTTGAAGATGCTTACTACTGCAAAGTTTCAGCTACCTATTATCTTATGGGTAACTTTAATGTAGGTGGTACGGTATCTGGTCGTTTGTCGTGTAGCAATCCTAACTTGCAGCAAATACCTTCTGGTTCTACTTATGCAAAACTTATTAAAGATTGTTTTATAGCTCCTAAACATAAACTTATGGTTGGATTAGATTTTAATTCTCTTGAAGATTATATATCTGCATTAACAACTAAAGACCCTGAAAAACTAAAAGTTTACAGTGATGGTTATGATGGTCATTGTTTAAGAGCTTTTAAATATTTTCCAGAAAGACTACCTGATATTGTTAACACAATAGAAAGTATTAATTCTATAAAAAAACGTTATGAAGATGTAAGACAAGACAGTAAAGCACCAACTTTTGCATTAACTTATCAAGGTACATACAAGACTCTAATGACTAACTGTGGCTTCGATGAAAAAACAGCCAAGTCTATTGAGAATAGTTTCTTGGATTTATACAAAGTTTCAATTGAGTATATTCAAGCTAAACTAGAACTTGCATCGCAAACTGGATATGTTGAAACCGCTTTTGGTTTGAAGGTACGAACTCCTATCATTGGTAAATGTTTATGGAATAGTAGATTCACTCCATACGAAGCTATAGCTGAAGGTCGAACCGCAGGTAATGCGTTAGGTCAAGGTTACGGTATGTTAAACAATCGTGCTGCTATTGAGTTTAAGAAAAGAGTGCTTGCTTCTAAATGGAAACTAGCAATCTGGCCTATTGCTCATATTCACGATGCACAATACTTTATTATTGATGATAACCCAAAGCTAGTAGCTTGGATGAACAAGAATTTAGTAGAGTGTGTTCAATGGCAAGAACTACCTGAAATACAACATGACACTGTTAAATTAGGTGGTGATTTAAGTATCTTCTATCCTTCTTGGAAAAATGAAATTGTCATTCCTAACGGAATGTTCAACCCGAAAGAACTTACCGAGTTTGCTATAGTCGCAAGACAAAAGCAACTTGATAAAGAAATCGCAGCTATCTAGAGCCAGCTCCCTTTGTGTTTGATAGAGACTACAAGGCCAAACTTACGGGTGTAGGTGGGAAAATTTGCTAGACAATTGGGTGCGAAGCCCATTTATTCAACAAAAAGTTGACGCAGACAAGTGATAATCGCAGAAGTGAATGTAGTGTCACTCGATTAAGTGCAAGGCTTATTCAAATCTTATTAAGGAAATCTCCCAATGATTCATTTAATTAATAAACTTCCAAATCATATAGCTAAACGTATTGAGCCATGTGAAGAAACTGGTTGCTGGAACTACATGGGTAAAGACCCAACATCTAATGGCTACCAACGTGCTTACTTTAAAGGTATTCGCTCTGTTACTCACAGAATTGTTTACCTTGTTCTTGTCGGTGGAAATATCGAAAAGAAAGAGTTAGACCACGAATGTTGTAATCGTGCTTGTTGTAACCCTGAGCACCTTACACCAGTTACCCCTAAACACAATTGCAAACTACGTAACAAACGTATGAGAAAAAATGCTAATGCCATTACCAACTAAAAAAGTTCTTTACGATGAAGAAACTATCAAAATGATGATAGATATTGTTGGAGAAAAGCTTGATTACAAAGCTGCTGGTAAAGCTCTTGCTGCTCTCCATCCTCGCATGTTTGTTGAAATGCTTAAAGAGGGTGCTAAAACATCAAATTGGCATGATAGATTTTTTGGCTTAAGAAAAATTGCAGCAATAAAGTTGTATAGAGAAGAAATAATCAAAGAAACTGGAACACCTCCTCTTTTACGTGATGCTAAAAACTTTGTTGAGTATACTGGTGGTTACACTGATAACGATGGTTATTTAGCTAAACCTATGAGTTAAACTTTGGAGTAAAATTTTATGCTAGATATTTTATCTAGAATACTTGTTATTTGTATTGCAATAATTTGTATACCAATAGCATTCATTATTTGTATAGATGAAATGTTTGAATTGTCTTTAATGATTGGTTTTGCAGATATTATTGCATTTTGGATTGCAATAATTTGTTTAAGACTAGTTACACTTCGTAAACCACAAAAACCTATTGTAATTCTAGGAAAACCAAATGAATAAATACACTAACAACTTTAATTTACCACTTTCACTTGCTGCTTGGCTTTTGCATGATGGTTATAACCACTCTGCTGTATCTGACCCTTATACTTTTTCTGTTACTGAAATAATTAAACCAGTAAGACAGATTATTTTAGGTAGAAGAGCTATGCTTCTTCCTCCAAACCAACAAACTCAACCTGATATTATTAGCTTGTTTAATGCAAGAGTAGGTCAATCTGTTCACCAAGCTATTGAAGATGCTTGGAACTCGAATGCTTTACCTGAGTTATTAGTGAATATTGGTATTCCTCTTAAAGTGGGTAAAGAAATACAAATTAACCCAGCTCCAGAAGAAGTTTTAAATGATACTTTTAAACTTTATATGGAACAAAGACGAACAGTAAAAATTAATAATAAGTACAGTCTTACAGGACAATATGATTTTAATTTTGATGGTCAATTAGAAGATTTTAAATTTACTAAAACTTATGCAATAACATCAGGAGTTAATGACGATTACTACATTAAACAAGGTAGTTGTTATAGATTTTTATTTCCTGACCAAATACTAGAAGATACTACTAGAATATCTTTTTTGTTTGGTGATTGGATGGCTTCTAGAGTAGGTACTGATTATCCTGCTACCGCTATTGATAGTAAATTTTTTCCATTAATGAGTGAATTTAAAACTAAGCAATTTATTGATAACCGTTTTAATGAAATAGAATTGTATCGTAAAGCACCTGAACACCAACTTCCTGAATGTACTTCAGAAGAATTATGGAAAGATGCTGATGTGTGGAAATATTACGCAAACCCAGCTAAAACAGCTCGTGCTACAAAAAACTTTGATAACATCACTGAAGCTAACCTTCGGTTAGCAAAAGACGGAAACAAAGGAATAGTTAAAACAGTACTTGGCAAAGTGAAAGCTTGTAAGTATTGTAAAGCTGCACCTTTGTGTAAACAAAAAGACCGCTTAATTTTAAGTGGACAACTTGAGTTATAAGGAGAAAGTCATGGAAAAAATTTTAATGGTTGTTGGTTTTATTGCTTTAATAATAATGTTTATTGTTTTATTTCGTCAATATGACGAACGTGAAAGATTAAAAATTCTTAAAGTATCTAAAATTTCAAACGAGTTGCGTAGAAATATATCTGAAAGAGAGTTTGCAAATTCTTTAATTACTCCAACTGAATTAAAAGTAATAGATTCTCGTGGAAGAGACTTAACAAAGTTTACTCATTCTCAGTCTAAGATAATACAAGACTTTTTTAGACAGTATAATGATTTTAAGAGTAATTCCACTAATAAAGACGTAGATGTACCTTTATTAATTTCTAATCATGTTGGTGAAACTATTCGCTTTTCAGTTAATAAACAAGCAGATATTCCCAATATTTTAAATGCTATTTTTAATTTAAACAAAAGTCTTACTAGCTATAAAAGAACTGCTGAAAGTTTTAATAAAAAATAGCTAAACCCCATTTAAAAAGTTATATTAATAAGTTCCACCAATCAAAAGAGGACAGCTATGGCTGATTTAAACAAAGAGCCATACTTCAAGCAAGCAGAGGATTTAGTTACATTTCTTTGTGAAAAAACCCAAAGTACAAGTGCATCATTCTTTCGTACATTAGTTGATTATAACCTGTGTAAAATGGCTTCTGTTATGCGTATAAATATCAAAACGCATGATAGAGGTCTTATACCTGTCAACATGTATGCAATAGCACTTGCACCGTCAGGAACTGGTAAAGGTCACTCAACAAACATCATAGAAGAATCCGTTATGAAAGGATTTAGAACAAGGTTTATTGAAGATGTTTTACCAGAAATTGCAGAAGTAAACTTGGCAAAACTAGCAGCAATTCGTGCTAAGAAAAAAGGTCGTGACCCAGATGATGAACTTAAGTTAATTAACGCTGAGTTTGAACGTTTAGGTACGTTTGTATTTAATTTTGATAGTGCTACTACTCCAGCAGTAAAACAAATGCGTCAAAAACTATTGATGTGTGGTGCTGGTGCTGTAAGCATGGAAATTGATGAAATTGGTTCTAATTTATTAAGTAACCAAGAAGTTTTAGCAGCTTTTCTAGAGTTGTTTGATGTAGGTAAAATTAAACCAAAACTTACAAAAAACACTAATGAAAATATTCGTGGTGAAGAAATAGAAGGTAAAACTCCCACCAATCTTATGCTTTTAGGTACTCCAACTAAATTACTAAATGGTAGTAAAGTTGAAGAAGAATTAATGTCTATGTTTGAAACTGGTTATGCTCGTAGATGTTTATTTTCGTATACTGCTCGCACTAATAAGCGTGTAGATATGACACCAGAAGAAGCTTACATTGCTGCCACTAATGCAGTTTCAGCTACAGGTTTACACAAGCTTGCTGCTTCTTTTGAGCGTATGGCTGATATTACTCACTTTAACGCTGAGTTAGTCATGGATAAAGATGTTGCTCTTGAGTGGATTAAGTATCGCATGATGTGTGAACAAAAAGCTGACAAGCTTTCTGAACATGATGAAATACTTAAAGCAGAAATTAGTCACCGATATTTTAAAGCTATGAAATTAGCAGGTGGTTATGCTTTTGCTGACGGTTCTTATCAAATTCTTATGAAGCACTTATTACCTGCACTTAAACGAGCAGAAGAATCAGGTGTTGAATTTGCTAAAATACTTACTCGTGACCGCAATTACGTAAAACTTGCTAAGTATATTTCAAATGTTACTCATGAAGTTACAAATGTTGACCTTGTAGAAGATTTACCCTTTTATCGTGGCTCAATAAGCCAAAAACAAGAGATTGTTACTTTAGCTACAGCATGGGGTTACAAAAACAATATAATCATTAAGCGTCAATTTAACGATGGTATTGAATTTTTTAAAGGTGAAAAGCTTCAAGTCACTGACTTAACTAAAATGATATTAGCTCACAGTCAGGATTTTGCAGAAAACTATAAACCAGAGTTTGCTGCTTTTAATAAACTAGATATGTTGTTTAACATGCCAGCATATAATTGGGTTAATCATCACATGCATAAAAACTATCGCAATGATGAATCTGTAATCCAAGGTTTTAATCTTGTTGTGTTAGATGTAGACGGTACTGCTACGTTAGATGAAACTAAAGTGTTTTTATCTGACTTTAAGTATTATTTATATACCACTAAAAGTCATGGTTTAGTTGAAGGTGAAAAAAATGGCGAAGACCGTTTTAGAATAATATTACCTCTTAGTCATACGTTAAAGCTTACTAAAGAAGAATATAGACAATTTATGTTAAATGTATCTTCTTGGTTGCCAATAACAACTGATGAAACAACTTTTCAACCATCTCGTAAATGGTTAACTAACGATAAAAACATTTATAAAAATCTCAATGGTGAGATGTTAAATGCTTTGTTGTTTATTCCTAAAACAAGCAAAAGTGAACAACTTAAAGCTCAAATGACAGATTTACAAAATCTTTCAAATGTAGAACGTTGGTTTGTTCATAACACTGGTGAAGGTAATCGAAGTAATCAATTAATCAAATATGCTTTAATGCTTGTAGACGCTAATAAGTCTTATGATGAAGTACAAAGTGCTGTTAAACAACTTAACTCTAAACTACCTAATGGTTTAACTGAAAGTGAATTAGCATCTACTATTCTTTCATCAGCAACTAAAGCTATTTTAAAAAGAGGAAATATAACTTGAATAATAATTTTGTCTTGGTGTCAGGTAAAACTGGCACTGGCAAAAGCATGTGTCTCCGTAATTTAAAAAACCAAGAACGTTGGATGTATCTTAATTGCGAAAACAACAAAGCTTTGCCATTTAAAAACACATTTAAATCTTTCAATATTACTGACCCATTGCAAGTATACGAAGCGTTTGACTACATGAACCAAAATGCAGATAAGTTTGACGGTATTATTATTGATACTGCTACTTTTTTAATGGACATGTATGAATCAACTTATGTTATTACTGCTACCGATGGTCGTTCTGCTTGGGGTGATTATGCTCAATTTTGGAAAAGACTTATGCAACAGTATGTTGCTAAGACTAATAAAAAAATTGCTATATTAGCTCACACTGCTGACATTTTTAATGAAGGTGAAATGGTAACTGAAACTTTAGTTAAAGTTAAAGGTTCTCTTATGGCTCAAGGTATTGAATCTTACTTTTCAAATGTTATTAGTACTAAACGAGTTAATGTATCTAAACTTGAATCACTTAGTCAAAAAAGTCCTCAATTAAATATTACTGAAGACGACCAATTAGAAGGATTTAAGCACTGCTTTCAAACTCGTTTAACTAAAGAAACTGTAAATGAGCGTATGAGAGCACCTTTAGCTATGTGGAATAGAAACCAAATCTACGTAGATAATGACTTGCAGTTAGTGTTTGACAGATTAGAAGAATACTACAAACCTTAATACCCTACTTCGTAGGGTTTATTTGAATTAAAAATTAAAAACAACGGAGACATAAAATGTCCTTATCAAATTTACAACAAGAAATGGCTGGAACAGAAACTACTGAAGAAAGAGATGTTCTTGGTGGTACAGGTGCTGTAGACAGTAATGTTTACGATTATCGTATAGAACTTGCTTATACACTTAAATCAAAAAGTGGTGCTCTTGGTTTTATGACAGTATTGGTAGATAAAGACGGTCGTAAGCACACTGACCGACAGTACATTACATCAGGTGATACTAAAGGTAATAAACCATACTACGAAAAAGAGGGTAAAAAATTCCCATTACCTGGATTTTCGCATGTAGACTTTATGGTTGACCTGTTATTAAACAAGAGTCTTACTCAATTAGACTCACAAGAAGCTACTATTAAATTGTATGATGGAATACTTCAAAAAGAAGTACCAACATCTGTTACAGTTTATCCTGAGCTTCGTGGCAAGCAAGTTAAAGTTGGTTTGCTTAAAATTCGTGAAAACAAAACTGTTAAACAAGGTTCTAATTACGTTAAAACTAATGAAGAACGTGTTTTTAATGAAGTTAATAAATATTTTGATTTTGAAACTTCAAAAACCAAAACAGAAATTAAAGCACATACTGCTGATTCTCCAAGTGAAGCTGCTTTTATTAAAAAATGGATTAATAAAAACCAAGGTCAAGTTCAAGACAACTATAAAGAACTTCCTAACGCTCCTAAAACTGGTGCTAGTCCTTTTGCTGGTGAAGCTAAATCTGCTGGCGGTCAAGGTCATCAACCAACTGAAAGTTTATTTGGTAGTAAAGACAACGAACCTAACCATTAAGCTTGATTTGGTCAATTATATTAACTAATATGGGAACTTAATGTTCCCATTTTTATTAGAGTAATATGCAAAAAGCCAAAATTAAGCATTACACCGTTTTGGGATTAGACCCTTCATTATCTAACTTTGGAGCTATTAAAATGCAACTGACACTTAATTTAAGTGATAGTTGTAGAGTAGAAGCTTTCAAATATCTAAGCATGGAACTATCAGAAACTGTTCCAAACAAATCAAAAATATCAAGAAAAAACGAAGAAGATTTGGCTAGAGCCAAACTACATAAAAACTTTCTTAAGCGTATGTTAAAAGACGTTGATTTTGTGTTTGTTGAAATGCCAGTTGGTTCTCAAACTGCTAGAGCTATGGCTTCTTATGGTATTTGTGTTGGATTATTTGCTTGGGTCGAAGTTCCTATTTTTATTCTATCTCCAACTGAACTTAAAATGGCAGCATGTAAAACTAAGACAGCCACTAAAGCAGAAATGCTTGATTGGGCTACTAAAATGTTACCTGAAGCTGATTGGTTAAAGCGTGGAGGTAAAATGTTAAATAAAAACGAACACTGTGCAGACGCACTTGCAGCTATTGTTGCTGGTGTTAAATCTGAAACTTTTAAAAAATCAATGTTATTTATATAAAGGAAAAACCATGATTACTATGACATTAAATACTAACGCTATTAAAAAAGCGTTAATTCAATATCTTGCTACTGATTTAAACATGTGTGTTGGTGGCAGAGAAATTGATGTAACTGTTATTGTTGGGCGTAAGTCTGCTGACAAACCAGTACCAGAAGTAACAGCTACAATTAATATTCAAGAAAAGCCTAGCATTATTGCTAATTCAACGGTGTCAGGTTCAGTTCAATCGTCTAATGATTTACCAGAAACTAGTGAATCAGAAGAAGATTTTAATGAAGAAGAAGTTTGTATGCCAGTACAAACTCCTGAATCCGATTTAGGACAAATTGAATCTGAACCTGATTTGGAAGAAGAAGAAGACGATTCTGTAAATTTAAACAATGCAGCAGCATTATCTTTTGAACCAGAACCAGAACTAGTACCAGTGCCAGAAAAAAATGGTATTTTTGATTAATGTTAAACTGGTTTAAAGGTCTTGGTATCTTTAGTATGATTTGTGTAATTGGGGTATTAGCTATATCGCTAACCTTAATTATGCCAATCATTGCCATTATAGCTGTTGTTGTTGGTGTTATTTTATTTGCTGCTATTATAACTCAACAATATTTAGCTTGGTCTAAAGAACAAAAACAAAAAGCTCAGTAATGGGCTTTTTAATTTAAGGAATATTATGACTATTACTCAAGAATTATTTAACAAAGTTGTTAAAATAGCTTTTCAAGAGAATCCACCAGAACATTTAGATAGTTGTAAACATAAAAACATTCCTATGGATGTTGCTGCTTGTAATTGTTTAGCATTTTATTGGTTTACACAAGGAATGCACATGTATCATGCTGAATGTATGGTAAAACTTGCTACTATTGAAGAATCTGATGGAATTGAAATTATTGAATCATTGTATCGTACACAACGTCTTGGTGCTGTTAACTGGACTGAATGGAATAAAATAAAGTAAGTTATCAATAAATGCTTTTATTTTGTAGGTTTTGTGGTGATTCCCTACAGTATTAAATAAAAGCATTTTTTAATAACTTTCTCCGAAGTTATCTCTTTACAGTGTCAACTGTAAGGAGTTTTTATTAAAGGTATTTTTATGATTAATCCAATACATGTAAACGTATGGAATCAATTATCTCCCTATCAACAATTTGATTGGACATTCAGACAAACAATTCATTTTGAAAAACACCCTGAAGGTGGTTATGTAGCTTGTCGTTCCAATATAATGACAGGTCGAGGTCAAACTATAGAATTAGCTCAAAGAGCTGATACACAGTTTATGACAGAATATAAAAAAAGAGTAGGAACAGAACATGACAAATAGAGAAAATGAAGCAATTGCAATGTCAAACCAAGAACTTCAAGATAAATGTGACCTTATTAGTAAACGATGTGAGCACTGGGAATCTTGTCAAGATGGTTCACATGGATTAGCTATGTATAATGCTGGTTTTTTTGTTTATTACAATGAATTAAAACTAAGGGAAATTATAAGTGAACCAAAATAATACATGTCCAGAAGTTCGGGTAACTAGCGAAATCAAAAATTACTTTGATAGTCGCAGTCACCTTGGATTTAATAAATATGGTGTCACAATGGACAGAGAAGACCTTAATTCTGTTGAATGGTGTAGTCATCTTATTGATGAACTTGGTGATGCTATGCAATACGTCTGGCGGTTACGTGAAAAGCTTCAAGAAGCTGAAAAACTAAACCAAAAACTTTAACTAAAAATATACACCCCCTTGCTTCGGCTTGGGGGTGTTTTTTTATTTAAGTAATTGTATTAATGGGTGTGTATCAAAATATCCACTTAAAGCTTCAATCGGGTCTTTAAACATAAAACCAATGTCTTTAGTAAGTATAAAAGAATCAGTAATGTCAGATAAACCACCAAACAAATCTTGTAATTCATATAATCCAATAAACCTTGCTGGTGAGTTTACTAAAGTATTTAATATTACTTTTTGTATTCTTAAAAAGAATTTAGTAAAGAAAATACCACCCATACTATTTAAATATTCAATACCTTTATGTGTTGGTAAATCGTAATCAATAAAAGTATCTACTACCATGTTAATTGAATCTTTAGCATCCATTCCTTTATTTTTGTTGTGTTCATGTAATGCAAACCTAGCTGCAAAATCAGATAACTGTGTACTACGTCTTAGTAACTCATAAAGAGGAGTACCTTGATTTATTAATACAGTATTACCAACAGTTTTAAGTTGTTTAGGTATTTTACTTGTTACAGGCTCTAACCAATCTTCTAGTTTAGTTGAGTAAGAAAATTCATCATCAAGCATATCTATATCTTCAATAATAGATTGATAAACACCTGCTTCAATTAAATCATGTACAGGATTAGTTATTAATTCATCTTCTAATTTAGTTTTTTCTGCTTGAAGCTTTGCTATTAAAGCTGTTCTATTACCTTTTTTGTTTTGATTTACAACAATGTTTCTACTAATTTCATCAATTTTTTCTTTATCTTCTTGATACTTTTCAGCAAATTTAACAGCTCTTTCTTGTTGAACAAGAATGTCTTTAAATCCAACACCCATAGACCATAACAACACATTGTTACTAGCAATGTTTGCTAATAAAGTTACTATGCTTTTTACAACAATAGTGTCTTTTACAAATGAAATAACTTCTTGCCAGCTTTGTTCTATATGAGCTGCTTTAGGTGAGCCAAGAGTTCTATATACTTTTGATAAATACATATTACCTAACTTACCATTTAAATCATTTAAACGTTGTTTTTCTCTAAAATAATGAGGAATACTAAACTTACGTTGTCCAAAAACTAACTTAACAATATCTTGTTTTACAAAAATACCATCTTGTCCTGTTGCTGCTTTAATTTGTGCTCTCATATCTGATGGCATCATTTTATACAGTTCTTCCAAGTCTGCTCTGTCAGAATTTAATCCAACAAACACATATCTTTCAGGGTCTGTTTTAAAGTTGGTGTTATAGTCTTCTACAAGAGCTTCCACATACTTACTGTTAATTTCAGTACCAGCCACTTTAGATTTCATATTTCCTTCCATAGCACCTAATACATCACTTAATTGAATATTAACATCTAACAAATCTTTAGTTTTTTCTTGCATCACATATCTATAATCACTTACGTTACCTTGGTCATCAAGCAAAGGTACTAATGAATTTTTAGCTTGTGTTTTTGCTGTTCCATTATAAATATTTTGAGCATCTTTTAATTTATTTTGTTTCATAGTATTTGTAGCATTTACTGCTGTTTTATGTGAATTAGGTATTGTAGTTTGAGCCACAGTATTAAAATACTTAGTACCTTTATTAGTCATACCTGCGATAGAAACACCTCCAGCTTGCCAAGGAGCTAATGCACCCATATCAGTCACATACATAGTCATTGAAGTTGTATTAGGGTCAGATGCATCTTTACCTACTGTACCTACAGCAGTAAAACCATCTTTACCCATTAATTCGATGTCTGCTGTTGGAGCTACTTTAAAACTTTTATTAGGATTATAAATCTCTCTTATGTAACCTTTTTCAACAAGCATTGGATTATTATTAAATAATTGTTCTGATGCTCGTTTTTTATAATCAACATGATTCATTAAAGTAAATATGATTCCATTTTCTTCTGGGTCACTACTACGTGTAAATTCTTCTTCAAACACAGTAACTGCTCTTTTCATGTCTGCTGGATATTCTTTAGCAGTAACACGTAATGCAGTTAAAGTAGCTAATCTATCTATTATTGGTTCTGCTTGGCTTGCATTAGTGGGTACTGAACTATTAAGACCAACTTTTCTTGATATAGCATGTGCATTCATTAAACCAAAACTTTCAGTAAATTGATTATTAACCATAAAATGACCAAGTGACTGAGCTTGTCTAATGTACCATCTTGTATTATTACCAAACTGTCTTAATTCTTGATGCGTTTTTTTAATTTCTCTTGTTAAAAAATCAGTGTCTGTAATTAATTTATGAATATCCTCAGCACCATACTTTTGAGTAAGAGATGACAAATCAGTTTTAAGTAATACTCTTGTTAAAGATTTTTCTTCATCGCTGGTTAATTCTTTTCCAAATTGCTTTCTAACGTGTCGTTTTATATTAACGCTAGTATCTGCTCTTGCTTGGTCAATAAGCTTACGTGCTTCTCTTGCAAGCTCGTAAAAACGATTATTTTCGTCAGTTCTACCTTGAATTTCATTCATTAAAGCAATTAATAAATTATTTTCAGTCGCACCAAGTCTATTCATTACTTTGTTTATTTGTTTTCTAAATTCCCCAACTTGACCTGTAGCAGTTATACGACCTATTGCTGCAAGACCTTGAGCCACAGTTAATAACTTATTATCAGTATTTCTAGTTAATACGTCAGCATTAAGTAATGCTAATATTGGACGCTGAATATAAGACAATAATGCTGTTTTAGTGCCTTCTTCAAATTTCTCTACTAAACTGGTATTTACTATTCTTTGTTTAGCATTTAATTCGTTTTGCATTAACTGTCTAGTAAGTTCTAGTAATTTTTTATCTGCTGTTAAATTATTTGTTTTACGTAATTTGTCAGAAAACATATTAACCATTTTGCTATAAAATGCTCTTAGCTTACCAACAACAGTACTCTCTACTCCATTAGGATTGTAATTAGTATCTACTTTATCTCTTAACAAATTCATAAAGTGTTCATTTGTTAAACCATAAGCAACAAACTCGTGTACACCAACAGAGTAACCTTTAATAGTTTTATTCGGGTTTTCAAATATGTAGTTATAAGCTATTAAAGCTTCTTCTGAACTTAAACCATTTACTTCAAAATCTTTTGGGGTAATTTTAGCTTTAGCTTGTTTCATTAGCTTACGTATTTCGTTTGCTAATATATTATTAGTTTCTAAAGCATTTTTAGTAATACTATGTACAACTTCGTGAGCTAAGATTTCATCTTGACCCATTTCAGTAGGGCTTTGTTTATGACCAGTGTTTACGTTGGTTCTAATTTCTTTAGCAGTGAAATCGTATACACCGCTGTTAGGTGCATTTGATTCAGATACCTTAAGCTTAAGCTCAGTAATAAAACCGTTGTATGTGTCTCCTAGAAGCTCCTGCAAATAAGCAAAATGACCATTACTTGATTTAGTAGTACTAGAGCTTCTTGCACTATTAAGTAAACCAACAATATTATTAAGATTTAGTTTAGTATTTAATTTTTCAATGCCATTAGGTGTTTCACCTTCTGGTGATGAATTTAATACACCATTTTTGTTTTTAATATTTAAAACAAAATCATTTACTAAACTTTGATTAGTTTCTTCAGTTTCATTTAATAAACTATGTTCACCACTAGGAAATGCATATTGATTAACAGCTTTTATTCTTCCGTATAAATCTGCTCTAGATTGTTGTATAGCTACAGTATTAATTAAAGCATTTTTAACAACATCCATTGGAGTTTCTTTTTTAGAATCATGATTAATTTCATCTTTAAGATAAATATTAGCTAGTTCTAAATATTCATTAGGTAAACCTCTAATAGCACGTTGCACACTGTTAGCTAAATCTTTATATAAGTTACCTTTTTTACTTAAATCTATTGTTGCTTTGTTAGCTATTTGAGCTACTTCAATTGCGTTATTTGGATTAACCAATAAACCATCATAAACTTGTAAAACTGGTGCATCTTGTTTAAGTACTTCAATTACTATTCCAGACTCAGTTGACTGCACTGCGTAAACAGTTCCTTTAGCTCCATTGCTTGTAAAAGTTTGTGTTTGTGCATAAGTTCTTAAGTTATTTCCAATAGGAGAATTAGGCAAACTATCGCTAACTTTTGGAACTTCTACTGCTTGAGCAGCATTTCTACTATCAACTCTAATTTCAGTTGTTACTGGCATTTGGTCAAACATATCTTCTGATTGAACATGTTTAATTTCAGGTTTAAATTTAGCAATTTTTTTAAGTATTTCTTGTTTCTTTTTAAACGTTAAAATACTTTCAGAATTTTCAGCTATCGCTTTTTCAACTTCAGTGTCGTAAGCAGCTCTAAATAAAGCATTATGTGCATTTATTAAAGTATTAAACTTACTACGTTCTTCTCTTATTTCACCAAATTCTTGTTCCATAGACAAACGCATAATTGCACCAAAAGTGCTTGTCACTTGTAGTCTAAATTTATTACTGTCTTCAGAATTTAATGTAAAATTTAATGCAGCTTGTTTCCAATTTTTACCACGAGGATTTCCATTACCATCAATGTAAATTAAACCAACACCATTTCCTTTGTAGTTATCACCCAAAACTACTCTACTTAATTCATCATTAAGTTGTACTAACTTTGCAAAATCATTATCAGCAACAGCAGTTTCTATTGTGTCGTAAAAATTGTTAATAACTTCCTGACTAAATTCTTGCACTACTTTAGTAACACCTGCTCCGTAATTACCTATCATTACTGGGTTTTTAGCAACAGAACGTACTAAACCAAACTTAACCATATTTTTATTATTTAGTTTAGCTAATATGTTACCAATAGGTCTTATTACTTTTATTAAATCTTGATTAAGTAATTGCTTACCAAAATTATCAAATAATTGTCCTTCAATACCTTTTGTTAAGTTATCACTTAATCTACTAGCTAATGCTTCGTAGTTGTCTTGAGCACCTTGTATTTGCTCTTTGTATTGAGCAAAAGAAGTCATTCCATTGGTGAATATACCAGTACGTGCTAACCAAGTATCTTGGTCTGCTTGATTACTTGGAGCAAACATTAAAAGTGCTAATGCAGTTCCATTAGTTAAACCATCAATCTCTAACGATAAATTAGCATTAAAAGGTTTTGTTGCTGAATAATCAACCATAGCCATTAAACCAGCTAAAGTATGTGCTCCTTCTCCACCTACGTCTGCACTATGGTATCCATATTTTTTAGGATTAACGACAGTTTGAATTGCTTTACGATATTTAGCTATTTCATCTTCAGTTTTGGCTTCAGTACTGCGTAATTTTCTAATAGCTTGTACAGCATTTTGAACTAATCTACCTTCAACAGTATTAGAATCAAATAAATTATTTACCTGTTTTAAAGACTCTTCCATTGATAATTTATCAATAGACACACCAAATGCTTGAGCTACTGCTAATTTAAAAAAGTTTCTACTTTCTATATTATTAACACTGTAATCCCATCCTTCCATAATCATAGAATTACGATGAAGCTTATCTGTTTGTGGATTAATAAGTTTGTTATCCATACGGTTACGACCCGTACTATCAACTACTGTATTAAAATGAAAAGTTTGATTTACGTAACCTAAACCTTTTTCAGTAAGGTGATTAACAAAGTTTTTAAGATTATTTAAACTTCTATCAATACCGTTGTTTTTACCTTCTGCACCAGCTAGGTTTACAGCATGTGTTTTGTTACTTGATACTTTTCCTGTTTTTGTATTTTTTATTAATGAAAAGTCATAACCCATAACATCACGTAATACATCATCACCAAGAATTTCTACCATCTCAACAAACAATGGATTCATTTTCCATTTACGTTTGTTGTATTTATCTATACCTTCTTTTTGTGAATTACTGAGTTTAGTATTACCTCTATTATTCATGGTAGGAGGTTTTGTTTTTGGCTCAAAAGAAGGTTGTTTAAATTGATAATCAATTTCAAGCATTTTTTCAAATGGCTCTGCTAATGCAGTAAACAAGTTTTCAAGACTTGCTGTTCGATTATTTTCAACTAGTTTAGTATGTCTAAAATCTGTTAAAGCACCTTTTGAAGTTTTTTCTTGGTAAAAACCATCTATAGCATCTTGTTTAGGTGCAGTAGTGTATAGATATTTACCTTTATCATCTCTGGTTTCAATCATACCCATTTTTTCTAATGTTAGGTATGCCATTCCACCTAATGATAATTCTAGCTTCTCTCTGGCTTCTACAGGAGCTTCTGAATTTGGGTCAATTGATAATCCAAGTACATCAGCAATGTATTTACCCATTTCAGCTTCTACTAAAAACGATGGAATACCTTTATCTATATAAAAATTAGCAACATCTTGTGGAATAGTTACTGTGTCATCTACACCAACTGTTTCTCTAATATCATTTTCAGTTCTTGTAAGTGACTGTCTACCACGAGAACCAATCCAATTAAATGCACCTAATGCGATAGCATTCATAACATTAGGGTCTAGTCCGTCTTTATACGTTGTACTACCTTCGTTCATTAACAATTGAGCCAAGTGAGTTTGTAAACCTGCTTCAGGTTTCATACCTACGACACTATCTACAGTGTCAGCAAACTTTTGCACAAATACTTTTACTCGTGCAAGATTAACTCTGTCTTCATCATTAAGACCTTCTATTGTGTCGTATTTATCAAAAAAGTTGTCTACTTTGTTAAAGGCAGATACTTTCTTTTTGGCTCTAAACCATTTACCAATACGACTGTTCATTATTTTGTTAGTTAAATAACTAGAATTAACAGGGTCTCCTTCAATTTCAATAGTTTCACCTACTGAATTAGTTCTTAAGTTGTCTGGATTAATTCTTCTTCCCGTTGGTTCGCTATTAGTATTTTCTTGATTTTCCTCTTGCAACGTTGTTTGTTCTGGAGTCGTCTGCGTTTCTGTATTCCTTTGTTGATTTTGAGCATTTCTATTACCTTTTTGAGTTAATGGTAAATTACTGTTATCAATATCTCTAATTTCTCGAACAAAATTTGCAGCTTCTTCTACAACATCTGTTGCAACATCTTGCATACCTAATTCTAGCTGACTAATAATGTCTGCTTGCATATCTTTAATAGGTTGACCGTAGTTATCTGTGTTTACGTTTTTAACACTTTCAATAACGTTTTCAATATTAGTAATATATTGAGCTTCAAGAGCTTCTTCTTCTTCAAGAGTTTCAACGCTTTCAAAATTATCTAAAGTTTCAAACTCTTGAATACTATTTTGTAATTGGTTTACAGAATCATTATTACCACTTTCACCCATTATTTTATTAAAAGGTGTTAGTGTATTAGCTTCAGGCTCACCCGCACTATCCTCCTGCGTTGCAGTCGTCTGTGCTTGTTCACCTTCGCTTAGTGCATTGTCATTAGCTGTTCGTTCAACAGTACCAGTTCCATCTTGTTCAACAAAAACTCCAGATTCTCTGGAAACTCTATTGTCTGGTTGTATCTCTGTTTCGTTTCTATTAGAAACTCCATCAGTTGATTGGCTTCTTGTACTGTCAGTAGTTGTGCTTTCTGTGCTTCCTGTATTCTCAGCTCGAACATTATTATTTTTACCTTCAATAAATACACTAACAGCATAGTCTCTTAAGCTTTTAAAAGTCTCAGTTACTGCTTGGTTATCTGTTTCAATATTGTTTATAAAACTTTCTGGAGTTTTTTTAGTAATATTAAACTTCCAAGTATCACCACTAATGTTTATTGCTATATTTGGGTTATCACTGTTTCTAACTTTATCAAAAGCCTGTCTAGTTTTAATTGCTTTATCATTTTGAGATTTATTAAATTTACTTAAATTATTAAGCAAAGTTCTAGCAGTTTTTTTATCACCTTGGTCTACAGTACTAGTGATTAGCTCAGTATGTTGATTTAAACCAATTCTACCTTTATCACCGTTTTTAATTGCATTACTGACTTCACTTTGATTGTTTTTACTTTTTATAAATATTTTAGCTTTTTTTATTTCATTTTCAGTTAACTCACCTGAATCAATAATTTCTTGAGCTTGTTCTACTGATATTGGACTAGTAGTTACGCTTTGCATTGAACCAAGCAAAATTTCTTTTACAGCAGCAGCGTTTTCAGGGTCAGTTTTTAATGCAGCAATAGCACCACGAAAATCTTTAATACCTACTTGAGCTTTTAATCCATTAACTATTTGTGTAGTTCTTTTAAGGTCGCTCATATTTTTAATAGCTTCCTTGCTAGTAGGGTCTAAATCTTTATTTTTTTCCATTACTCTTAATGCATATTTTTGACCGTGTGTTACTAATTCTTCAATATAACGTTGAGAACGAGTACCAAAATCAGTATCACTTTCATTTTCTTCTTTAACAGGAAAAAATTGCTGACTTTGTAAAACTTTAATTGCATCTTCTGGATTATATGTTTTAGATTCGGTGTTTAGTATTTCACTAGCATTACCACTTTTAATAGCATCTTTAACTACTTTAGGGTCTGTTGCTTTCGCAATTGAATTAGCAGCAAGCTTAATTCCTTTATCTGCTTGATTAGCTAATTTTTTAACATCTTTTGCAGTAGCACTAAATATTTCAGGTGCAGTAGTTATTCCTGTGATTGCTACACCAGTACCAGCACCTACTACTGCTGATTCTCCGATAGCTTCACCTACTCCTTCGGTTAACGATTGAGTACTGTCTGCTGTTTCACGAGTAGCAAAGTTTTGTACTGCTTGTCCTGTACCTCCTTGAAATGCTTCTTCTAAACCTTCAATAGCAGTAGCACCTGCTACTTTAAGAAATGGTTTAGATACCTCACTACCTTTAAGAAATAACGTACCTTCTAACTTACCAGCACCAGATACTTTAGATGAAACAGCAGCTAGTGGTAATGTTAAACCAACAACAATATCAAATGCTTGTTCTGATAATCTCATGCGAGCTTGTTCGTGACTTAAACCACTGGCTCTCATTTCATTATATGCTGGACTACCTTCAGCTAATGCTTGTTCTGTTAAACCAAGAATTTCACCTTTTGTTTGTATGGCATTACTCATAGCTTCACCAACAGCGGCTTGTGTTACACCTGCTGCTTCTGCTGCTCTACCTACTTTTTCTTTACCAGCTTTACTTTTTAAATATCTATCAACTACTGCTTTATTATCTTGTTTTTTTAATAAGTCAGTAACTTCATTTAATTCTCTTTTAGTTGCTTGTTTTGCGGCAGCTTGTTTTCCAACACCTGTGGCTGCTACTTTACCAATAGCACCAGCTGTTATTAATGAAGGAACTTCTTCTACTACTTGTTGAGCAACAACAGCAGGGTTTCTTAAATAACGTTCAGCAGTATCAAGTGCTTTACGACCAATGTTTTTTGCTTCAGCAAACCACTCACTATTACCTGCTTCAATTTCAGCTTTTGTTTGTTCATCAGATTTAGCGGTAAACTCTGCACCATATCTTTCAATACGTTCCATATCAGCAGTTTGGTTTTCAGATTGCAACATTCCGTCAAGAATATTTCTACTTTCTGCAAAGTTTTGTGAGAATCCACCTGTAAGATTATCTAAAGAAATTTGTTCGTCATCTTCTTCAGCTATTAAATTGTTGTAAAGTAATGCAGGAACGTTGTATTTTGATAATAAATTTCCAGCACCATATGCTACTTCACCTGCTGCAAGAACACCTTTAGCTATAGAATTAGCAGTATCACCAGCTAATTCACTAAAATCATAAGGATTGTGTTGCTCAAAGCGTCTAGCTTCTAAAGTTTTTAAAAGTTCTTGTTTCTGGTTTAGGTAGTTACGCTCTAAACCAAAATTTTGTATTTCTTCTTGAGATGCAAAAGGATTTAATGTTACGTAGTCATCAACATTGGCAGCTTTACCGTCACCAAGTCTAAGTCTTTTTCTAGCAGCTTCTTCTTCTATACGTTGAGTACGAGTAGTACCAGTAACTCTGTTAGTAGCTAAACCACCTTGTATTTGAAGTTTTTGAAGTTTGTCATCACTTAATGCCATAAAAAAAGCTCTACCTAAATTATTATTAGGTAGAGCATATCACATTACATTTTACATAGTCATCGACTATCTACGATTAGCGTTTTGTTGTCCTAAAGCAGCTTGTGATTCTCTAACTAAAGCTTCATCTGCACGTACTTT